TCTGCAATAGGTGGACCTGTAGGTGGAGCAATTGGTGGTGCAGCTGGAGCTTTAATTGGAGCCATTGGTAGGAAAGGTAAGAAAGCAGCAATGACTTCTTTTACTGATTATGACGAGGGTACTCTAAACACTGGTCTTAGAGCTCTATTTAAAGGTAATAAGGAGCTTAGAGCAGAAAGAGCTAGAATAAGAACTAATGCTTTTTAGAATAGAGAGGGTGTAGCTGGTACAGAAAGATTACTCAATGAATTCAATGAGAATAATACTGAAATAGGTACTAATACATTCCAATATGGTGGTGGAGTACCTACTTCATTAGCATATGTAGATGATGGAGAATTAATACAAACTCCTGATGGATCTGTTAGCAAAGTACCAGAACAAGGTCAACCTACTGATAGTAATTTAGTTGATTTACCAGAAGGCAGTAGAGTGTTAAGTAATACTTTAAAAGTACCCGGTACAAGTAAAACCTTCGCAGAATTAGGGGACAAGATAATGACTAAAAGAAAGAGTAAAGGAAATGATATATATGCCTAGAATGCAGATATGCTTAATGAGATGAATAATAAAATGTTGCATGATAAGTTGTTTACTATGCAAGAGAATCTGAAAGCTAAGAAAGGCATAAAGAATAAGAGTAAGAGTATTGAAACCTATTATAATGGTGGGGTATCTAGTAGGCATAATACTATAAATGTGCAGGATAATAGATATAATTTAGGGGATACCTTCAAGTATAAAGGAACTACATATAAAGTAACTGGTACTAATAAGGCAGAACCAGTTGTAGCTAGAGATACTTGGGGCATAAAAGGTGATATTACTGCTCCTTGGGATAGCTATGGTAAAACAGTGGATGCTGGTAATTTACCTGAAGTAACGGTAACTGCAGGTAAACCTAGAACTACTACTCCTAAAGTAACTACTACTGCTACTAAGCGTGCTACTAGAGCAGCAAGTAAGTCTATTGCTCCAGAAATAGTTCCTGATCTTACTACTATAGATGAGGATTATCGTGCAGAAGCTACTCCAAATGATATTGCAACTAGAACTACTAGTAAACCAATAGTTGCTCCTGTAATAACCAAACCTACATATAATCCAGATTGGTTAGGTATGGCAGGAGATGTATTTGGAGGTCTAGCATCTTTAGCTCCTATAATGTCTAATTTATTCACTAGTGACCCTGAAGCTGTACCAGTTAACTATAATCCATATGCTTAGGCTATTGCTAATACTATGGCTAGACGTAAGTATAATATTGATCCAGTACTTAGGGATATTGATACTAATAGAGCTGTAGGGGATTATAGTTTGAGTCAGCAAATGACTAATACTGGTCATAATATGGCATTTAGATTACAGAATGCTATTGCTGCCAATAAGGCTAAATTGCAAGCTAGATCTGTTGAAAGTAATGAAAATAATAGATATAAAGCAGAATACGCAAATGCAATGAATGATCTTGGTAGACAATACGTTAATGCTACTAATCTTGCTTCAGACTTAAATGCGCAGAACAGAGCTACTACTCGTAATATACGTAGAGCAGGAATTAGCCAATTGAGTTCATGGGCACAGAATAGAACTCTCATGCGTAATTAGAGTAAGAGAGATAAAGCTATGCTTGAATTATATAAACCGTTCCTAGAAGCTGGGTTTACTACTGATGTAATGAATAACTGGAATAAATTTTTAAGATAATATGTAGGCAAATAGATATGATAGGGCAGCTGAAGCCCCTATATTAAACACATATGTTCCTATTAATTTCGGTGAGTTATATAGGATCGGTTCAGCTCAAAAGGCCGCTGTAGATTAGGCAGCCAAAGAGCTGACTAATAATCTAACAACTTTTGCAGAGTTTCAATCTCCATCAGCTATAGATACTGAAAACTATTACAAGAACTCAATAGGCAAATTCGCTGATTTAGTTTAGGAAGCTGCTGCAAATCCCGATGCTATGAAAGATGCTAACTTCAGAGCTAGGTTACAATAGAGAATTAATAGTTTAGATTATTCTGCTTTAAGTCAACTTAAGGAAAGTGCTAATAATCTTAGATTAGGGTTATAGACCAGGGCTAAGATGAAAGCAGAAGGGCTGTATAACGAAGATTGGGATGAATCTGATATAGCTAACTATGACACATTAGGAACTAAGAAAGTATTTGAAGATATTAGTCCTGTGAAATTCATGACCGCTAATCAGTTAAGTAATCCTTACTTTGATAATTTAAAACCTGGTAGTTTAGGTGTACAATGGAAAGATGGAGTTAAATACCAAGTAACTGGTAATAACATGGATGACCTATACGCTGTGGCTAACGCTCATTATAATGATCTCATTAATACTCCCCAAGGACAGAAATATTACCAATAGATGCTTAAAAATACTGGTGGAGATGCAGATGCAGCTAGACAACAATTTATAGATATGATTGCTTCTTCCTAGATAGATAGAACTAGAAGACCTCAATTAACAGTTGATCCGTTGTGGCTAGTGTAGGCTAAAGCTGCTGCTAGTAGGACTGGTAGAGATGAGATAATTAGACCTAATCCAACTAGATTAGACTTCTTAAATGAATCTATTACTAGAAGTGTACAATCTAGAATTGGATCTAGATTTGATCAATATAGAGATTATATCGAAAGCTTAGTAAATAAATATCCTAATACTAAGATAGCACAAGATGCAAAAAAGGGAGTTAAGAATATAGACAATATGATGAACTCCTATATGCAACTTAATCAAGCCGCTATGCAGTACTCTAATGCTTATAGAGCTACTGGTGATGATAATGCACTTATTGCAGCCAGAAGTGCTTCTGATGCAGCAGATAAATTACAAGCCCAAATGATAGGTCTAGCCAATAAACATGTGCTTAGAGATGAATTTCAGAAAAAATCTGGCTTTTCTCCTGTATCTGTAGATGGAAATAAAGAATACTCTAAGAAAGGTTACTTACAAGGAGTAAACTCTGCTTTAGATATGATTAAAGGTAACGTTAGCTTACTTGAAAGTGACGACCTGTTGACAGGAATAGGTGCATCACAGCAGGAGATAAAAGATGAAAACGGTACTACGAAGAAAGTATATCAATTTAATGACTCTAGAGGGTTCTTATTGCCAGAGACTGTATTCCAAGTAGCTTCTGAGACTACTCCTAGAAAAGCAGAAAGAGTAGCAGGCTTTGGTAGAGATACCAGTTTCCCATTAAAGGAAGTACTTGAATCAGGTAATTTAGCAGATGTACAGTTTCTACCTGAAGGTAAAATGGTCAAAGTAGGGCCTGGAACATTCGCTCTATCTGGTAAAATAAGAATACCTAAAGAAAGAATAGAACAAGCATTAGGTACAGGTCTATGGAGTGATAAAGGTTTAACACAGGGCTTTACAGATAACTTAATAGCTCCGTTTGGTAGACAAAGTACTAGAACTGCATTAAAAGACTTATATAAAGCTTCGGAAGTTACAGAAGTAGTTGGAGAAGACGGTCACGAATACTTTGAGATGGATATATTCAAAGCATTACCAAGTACCAACAATGCTCCAGAATTTTGGCAAAGAGTAAATCAAAGATGGCAAGGAGGTTCTCCTACTGGAATAGGTGGTACCTCACAAGCCAAAGAAGAATACGGAACTTCAGCATTACAAACATTAGGAAGTGTAAGATAATATGAAAAGAAAAGTATACGATACATCATTAACAGACAGTATAAGATAGAGAACGGCTTTGTATGATGCTTATGAAGCCCCAAGAGCCAATGTAGAAGAGTACTTTCATACTATGGAGAATCCCTCGTATGAGGGAGCTCCTGATGATTATGGAGTTACAGATTGGTTATCTAATGCCTTTAATGATTGGAATCTTAAAAGAAACGAAGTAATTAGAGATAACGCATTAGGTGATTATACTATGGCTGAATAGGATTATAACACTATCTTAAATGCTAAAGGGTATATTCAAGCTGTACGTGAAATAAATACGATACTTCCACAATTAGAGCAAGATCCAAGTAACGAAGATCTAAGATAGAGAGTAAAAGAATTATCTGACATTGTCGTTAATAACAAAGAATCATATAATAATATATTAGATGACAAACTCAATGACTCATCTTTAAATACAAAGCTGAAAACTGATTTAGTTAATGGAAAATGGGATTCTGCTTTAAGTGAAATAGATCGTTAGACAACTGAGTAGATCGATAAATCTACAGGTGGCTATTCTGATCCTAATACTTTATATGCTAAAAAAAGTGCAGCATTGTTTGAAGCCAGCAACGCACAGAATAAAGCAGATGAGTATAATAGTAAATTAAAATCTGATTACTATCGTAGAAAATCTCAACAGCCAGGAATGGATCTTACAGATATAGATACGTATCTGTTTAAACTGCCAGGGTTAATGGGTTCTTCTGCAGCTACTATGGCTAATGATATATTAACTACTGGTACTACTTATGCTGCTACAGCTTTAGGAGCTCATTTTGGTCCTATTGGAGCAGCTGTCGGTCTAGTAGCTGGTGCTGGTGCATCTATAGTTGGTAATTTATTTAGTAGAGAAAGAGAGTCTAAGGGTGAAGTATATAGTAACTATAAGTCAGCTGTTATTAACTAGGTTGATAAAAATGGTATCTCTAAATAGCTATTAAAGGACGCTAAATCTGAAATGCAGAAAATGGGCTCCTATACTTAGGAACAGATAGATAATGATGACTACGTATACGATCAACTGCTTACTAATCAAGTAAAAGTAAACAATACTAAATTTGACAAGATTAGACTTAATAATTTTGAAGGTATGAAATCACTTTATACCGACAATATGGCCTTATCTGCTTGGGATGCTACGCAAACTATGTTGGAAGTGGTTCCTTTAGGTAAAATGGCTAGAAGTGTAAGAGGTCTAAAGACATTGGCTAAAGGATACGATAAAAGTAAAGACTTCTTAAAAGGTAAACTGGCAGAACGTATAGATGATATAACTAGTTTTGGTATAGATAGTGTAGACAAACTACCTAAGATTACTAAGAGAAAAGCCGTATTAGACTTAGGAGGTAGAATACTAGTATCTGCTGCTATGGAAGGAGCAGAAGAAGGTACTCAATACATGAAAGGTTAGGATTACATCAATAGACATTTTGAAGAAAATCCTAATTTAGTAAAGAGTTTTGTTAAGAATTTAGGTGCTGGAGCAAGATCTATATTTGCAGCAATTACTCCTTGGGATGCTGTATACTCTGATGATGCAGAATTCATGGAGAATTTCAAAGGAGGTGCATTACTTGGTGGTCTAATGACTGGTGGTATAGGTGCTGCTACTTCTTACTTACAAACTAGAGACCAATTACAAGCTGATAAATTATTATCAGCTTTATATGCTGAAAAACTAGATCAAAAAGATAGAGTAAGAAAGGATATCGCTTATGCAGAAATGGCTGCGAATAATAAGTGGGATAACTTAATGCAATCATTTGATAACTTACAATCTACAAATATTGACGGTCTTACCTAGGATGATATAGAAACTGAAAGAAGTAATGCTAACCGAGTAAGAAACATAGCTACGTCTGCTTCTACATTACAACAGGCGTCAGTATTAGGTATAGAACCGTATACTGATGATTATAATATACTGGTAGCTCTTAAGGATCATTATGATAAATTACTTAAGGAATCTGATAGTAACTTAACTTCTGCTAATAATAAGTTGCAAAGTATATTAAATAGCGAAGATGTAAACAAACAGATTGAAAAGGTAATAGCCAAACTACCAGAAGATAAGCGTTCACAAATATCAGCAGAAGATGTAAAGAGTGCCATTTCTCTATACTCTGAATTAGCAGTATATGATAATCTAATAAATGATTATGAGTAGAATGGGGCTAAGTTAAAAGATCTAGAAAAGAATACTAATTTACGTACCTCTAAAGCAGATGTAATACATTTTAGAAACTTATTAAATACTGATAGAGAGGCATTGACTAACAGTTATAATGAACTCAAAAAAGTATTAGATCAATTTAATTTGACCGAAACTGATATTCAAGTCCCTTCTGTACATCAAGATCTAGCTGATGCTCAAGAACAAGCAGTAGTAGCGAGATTAGATCAAACTAGAGCTAGAGAAGAAAACAATCTCATGTCGTCAGATGATAAGAAATCTATAATGGCTAAGATTAATAAATGGAAAGACTCTGAAGCCAAGGAAGACGACTTTGTGCAGGCTATAGAGGACTTATACTCTGGCAGAACGTACGAGAAAGTAGTAGAAGAAGGGGAAGAAGTTACTCCAGAACCTATTACTACTTCTATTCCTGTTTCTGATGAATCAAGAACAGTAAAAGAGCCTGTAGTGGAAGTATCTACTCCTACTACTGACATTCCTGTTTAGGAAAAAGAAACAGAATAGATAGATGAGAAATTGCTTAAAACGGCATATTCTGACTTTGTTAGTTCAGGTGAATGGGTAATATCTCAGAAGTTGCAAGGAAAAGAAAAATCTAGAGCTGAAGAAATAAAACGTATTGCTCAAGAAGCTAGAGAAGAAATAGCTCAAAGACAACAAGAAGATATAAAGGCTAAGGAAAAAGTAGTACAACAGCCTACTGTTATCCCTAGTGAATCTGCCGCTGTTGTATCACCTACTGAAGAAGCACCTAAGACAGAACCTACGAAATTAGAAGAAGTGCCCACTCTTAGTGATATACTTGGTGGATGGCTTGGTGAAGGCGCTAAAGCGGCATTAGAGACTCCTAGTCAAGCACAAGAATAGATGTAGACTACAGAAGTTTAGGATACCGCTGAGCCAAGATAGCTTGAAGAATTAACGTATGACCCCAGATTAGATCCGTATTCTCACGAATTAAACTATAGACTTACTGATTCTAAATAGAATGAGCAAGGACAGTGGATTAGAGTACCTAAGAAATTTCAAGGTATGGAATAGTACCTTAATAACGAAGAATTTTCTGAAGTATCTGGACAGTCTGACTTTATCAAAGAAGTAACTAAGAATGGAGTACGTATAGTAGTAAGGCCATATACTAAGAGTGATGGTACTACTACAGATGCCATATATGCTTTATTTAACTATAAAGGTAAAGAATATGTAGCTAGCATTAAGACTGTAGAAGGACTGTATGCTAGAGGAAACAGAGCTTTCAATAGATTACCATTTAATGATCAGTAGTTAATTGTAAATAATCTCAGTGCTTTACGTAATAAAGTACTAGAACTAAATAAACAGGTATAGGCAAACCCTAATTTAGAAATAGTACCTACTACCATAAGAAAAACTAATGGTAGAATAGTTAATCTTAAGAACGAAGATAACAGTCCTAAAAATAGGAAATTGACTGACTCTGCTTGGTTAACTATTAAGGATCCATATGAAATTAATTCTGAGAATACCCAAGTAGGAGTTACTACTGGTGGTCTAGGTGGTAGTGTAATACGCTTCAAAAACTAGGTAATATCAGGAAAAGGATTTCCTATGGGCAAACCTGTATGGATGATCAAAACACAAAGAGATGACGGTAGTACATCTCAGGTAGGAGTAGTATTAAACTATGACAATTTTAAAAATAAGCCAGAAGTAGCAGATCTTATAATAGATCTTATTACTTCTAAAGACCAATTCTATACAGATGCTAATGGTACTGTAACTAATATCACTCCTTAGAATGTATTACAGTTCTTAGTAAACTTTGGACCTCAAACTGCCACTAATCCTAATGATACTAAATTATCTCCTGAATAGGTAAAAGCTAGAATGGATAAATAGTTCTATCTTACAGAAGATAATTAGTTAATAGTAGGGCAATAGGTGTATGACTTAAATGATATAACTACAGTTCCTGAAGTTAGAGATAGACTGAAAAAGTATATAATGGATAACTTCCATTGGAATATAGATGAAGCCGGTCTAAACTCTAACTACTTAGGTGGTGACTTACAATCATAGATAAAAGATCCTAATTTATCTCCATTAGCCACATTCTTAAAGAACAATAGTGTAGATAAGATTACTTTGATACCAGGTATATTAGAATTTACTGATAGAGATTTTGGTATTATTAAAGATAATAATGGCAATAAACAAGTAGATTCTAATCATCCTAACGGTATTAGTGTACTAGGATGGTATATAAAACAAGGTATACTGCTGACTGACATTGCAGATACTATGCAAGATGCTAATGTATACATAGATGACGTAATGTTAGTGGATAAAACTGCTGAACATAAAGTAGAGCAATCTCAATAGAAAGTTCAAGAAGAGTCAAAAAGAGGCAGTATTACTTTACCTGATGAAACAGGTAAACAAACTTCTATTGACCTAGACGATATATTCTCTATATTAGACGGCAAGAAGAGAAAGGGCCCTAATATGGAAATATCTGAAAACGAATACAATAAAATGAATCCTACTCAGGCATCAGAATGGATTCAAACTACATTAGGTATTACTCCAGAAATAGTACCATCTGTAATAGAAGTAACTGAGGCAGGTAATTCTGTAGTTGGTAGAGTAACTGAAGATTCTATAATGATAACAGAGTCTGCTCCAGAAGGTGTACAGTATCATGAGGCATGGCATAGAGTATCTCAATTACTAATTGATTCTAAACACAGAGATAGAATATATAAGAAATATCGAAACTCTGGTTTAACAGATAAATAGATTGATGAGAAATTAGCTGATCAATTTAAAGACTTTATGCTAACAGAATCTGGAAATTATAGATTCGATACTAAGAATTGGTTTAGAAGAATATATGACTTTGTTAAGTTGTGGGCGAGAACTGGTCAATATGGTTTAGCTAAAATATATTCTGCTATTAATAGAGGTAAGTATTACGGATTAAAACCTAATGCTGATAATGTAGCTAGATTTAAAGAGATATATAAAGGTGAAGGACCTAATATGGAAGTATCTGGCTATCAGTTCAAACATATTCAAACTGTTAAACAGTTGAATGATATTGTAAATAGTTTGACGTATGCTTTTTTCTAGGTATCGTTTACTGATGGAAGCACTATAAATTATTCAGATCTATCTAAGGACGCTCCTAAATTTGATAGACTTAAGCTCATATTGCAAGCCCAAGCTTATAAATATCCTTCAGATGTTATAAATGAAGTAGTAGATAAGTTTGACTCTACTATACTTCCTATGTTGACTACTAAGTTAAAATAGTTAGGAATTAGAGCAATAGATAGAAATGAAGATGATACTATCTCTAATATAGAAGAAGGAACTGAAGGAGTAAATATAGGTCAACATACTGTAGAAGGTATGAATATATCTATCAGAGATAACGCTCCTGCCGAAGTTAAATTCTTCTTTCAAACTATACCAGCATATGAAATAACAAAAGATGGCACTTCTTAGATCAAGTTTGATGAATATACTCACTTTCCTAGCTTCGTAGATCCTAATATAGCTTGGACTAACATTTTAAAAGACTTATCTGGATGTAGAACCATATCTAATATTGTAGATAAGGTATAGTTTTTTGCCAAAAACGGCGATCCTTTCTATCAAGCATTATTGTTTAGATTAACTACTTTAGTGAAGAACTCTATGAGTGATGATACTAATATATCTACTCAAGCAGAAGCTATGCTTACTAAGATAGAGACTGTAGTTACTTCTGACATCAATAGCTATATTACTGTAAAAATCAGTGAAGATGCTGAAACTGGGTTTACTAAAATGGAATTAAAGGATAACACAGTAGATGTTAAAGCTGCTAATTATCCAAAGGTGTGGTCTCAGTATTTCTTTAATAACTCTGGAGTATATAAGTATAATGAAAATGGAGCTATTGTAGCTGCGGATGGAGCTAAACAAAGTTTAAGAGTTATAATAGATAATTTCAATCGAATTAGAAATGCATTTACTAACAATAGAGGTATATTGAGAGCTGGTGATAAGAATATAGACTTACACCTATAGGCTAATCAAGAATACTTGAAAGACATAGTAGTACGTATGCTAAATTCTGTAGGTATAGGTATAGATAAACCTACACTTAACAGAATGTTATTATCTGGAGATTATGGTAATCCTAGATTAGATCAATATACGTTACTGAATTCTTTCTTAGTAAACAGAATAAAGTTCGGAGGATTACCTAGATTGATAGAGACACTTGGTGTAATAAAAGATTCCATTAATAATGATGGAACTATAAAACCTATATAGACAGCAGAGGGTGTAATACAACCTACGCAAGTATGGGATAATTCAGGTTTTGTTAAAGAGATAGCCAATTATTACGCTTATCAACATGCTACTGATAAAAGTTTAAGTAGTTATGGACCTGATGGTAATACTTACTATATGGTATCTCAGAATAACTTTACTAAGGATAGACTTAATGAAATAGTAAACGATAAAGAAACATTTGATAATCTGAATGCAGTGGTGTATAATGGCAATTCTATAATACTTAATTCCGTTAAGAATGGCAATAAAGACTTATCAATTGAAACATTAATAAACTTTAAGGATACTACTTCACAAGATACAGGTAGAGACTATTTTGGTATTACTGATAGAGAGGACTATATTGCTAAAATGGTTGCCGTATTTAATGATAGAATTATATTCCCTACAGTAGCAGATAAGAAGACATATCATTTCATTAAAGGTATCAAGTTACCTCATGAAAGAATAAGATTCAACAATACTCCTCAAGGTGTGTTTATCCAATATGGAGAGCAGTCCTTAGACACTTTATTAGGTTATTGTTATGATGAATTGAATCAAATAGAGTTGTGTTTAAGACAAATTGATGATGATCCTACTCATTATGATGAAAGAACTGGCTTGCATTATAATGACGACGGTACTATAAATAACGATTGGTTAGAACCTAATAGAAGAATAAAGAACTTCCATACTCCCAACAAGGTAAGTTGGAAAGATAAAAATGGTAAAAAGCATACCAAGAAGTTAGAAGGTAATGGCGCTAGATTCTTATTACTAACTGGAATCAAAACTTCTAAAGGTTTTATTAGTTTTAACGATCCTATGAAATCTGCTAAGGAGAATCTTTAGACTGCTAAAGACTATTTCTTTAATTTATCTAGAGAAACATAGAAAGCGTTTTTAAGCTCTCTAATAAACGATCGTGTTAAATAGGAAATATCTACTGCTAAAGAATTAGGATTAATTGAAGGTAATGAAAATAACGATATATGGAGTTTACGTAATGTATTACTAGATGATACAGAATTAAGTAATAGAAAAGCATTTTATAGTCAATTAGATCCTACAAATGCCGAAGGATACGCTATCTTTGATATGCTAGCTGATTACACTATCAATAGTATTATATCAATTAATGAGGTAGAGAAACTATTTAGTGGAGCTCCTGCTTACTATAAAGTTAAGTATGATGAACATGGTCCTATAGATGTATCTATTGATAAAATCAAACGTCTAGGTTCTCTTACTTCTACTGGTTTGAATAACAGACTAGATTTCTTTAATGATCCAATTAGAGATGAATATGTAGTTGCTGAATTGAAAGACCACGAAATAATGGACAAACAGTACTATATATATGAAGGTCTATTTACTAGAGGCAACATTAAAGAAACTATTCAAGAACTGGAAGGTGAAGATGCTTGGAATGAAGTAAAAGACTTGAGTATACAGGAGATTGAAAAAATCTATCCTGAATCAGTTAAGATAGCTAAACAAGCAGCTAAAGCAGAAGTAGAGGGTTATAAAGAAGGCATAAATGTAGCAGATGCTGCTGTATATATTAGTCCTAATATGACTAGAGATCTACTTAGAATGCGTGGTGTATGGTCTCCTGAAATAAAGAAAGCATTTGAGATACTTACTAATGAAGATACAGCTGATTTGTGGGATTCTGATCCCAAACTGTATGCTGAAGCTAATAAGGTTATATTAAATGCTATGAAGTATATGGCATTTGGTACTAGATTCAATGAAATACCTGGATTAGGTATACCTTACTTCAATAAGATGGCATTGTTCCCATTATTCAAAAGTATAGCTACTGGTGACATAAAAGCACTGTATGATAGAATGACAGACCCAGATAAACCAGTAGATATGGTATTATTTGATTCTGCTGTTAAAGCCGGTTCTAGATCTCCTATGAAGTTCTATAGAGTAGCTAAAGACAGTGAAATAGAACTAAGGGATGGACAGACTGTTCTTAGTGCCAAAGTTACTGATGAGTTAATTAATGAAGAAGGAAATACTCTTAATGATTTCAATAACTTAGTTACTTATACTTAGAAGTTTAAATACTTAAGACAACAGTTAGAAACTAATCCTCATACACACGAAGAACAAATGGCTGGTACTCAGTTTATGAAAGTAAACTTGTCTAACCTACGTATGGATGATTTATATGGTATTGAAGGTAAGTAGGTAACTGGTAGAGAAATCAAGGATACTATTATGAATGCATTGAATAAATTGTCTGATATGGGTGTTCAAGATCTGAAAGATGAATTATTCAATAAGGACGGTAGTGTTAATGTAACTAAGTTAGCTAAGATGCTAGAAGATGATGCAAGAGAATCTGATGCTAACGATAATGTATTATCTGGTCTTAAAACAGCTAATAATCAATTTATTATTCCGTTATCTTCTTTATCTGATAATAAGTGGTTGGAAAGTAGATTTATTTCTATGATCAACAAACAAGTTATTGATGTTCATATACCAGGTGGAGCATTCATTCAAAGATCTACATTAGGTCTAGAAGCTACTTCTTCTAAGGTTATTACTCCAAATATGATAAATGACGGTAGAGTGCTCAAGTCTATTAATGAAGAAGGATCGATGGATTCAGTAGTAAGTATAAACTTATTTAAATATTTTATACCTAATTACGATAAACTGACATTTAGAGAAGCAAGGCAGTGGCTTATTGACCATGAAATTATCGGTGATAAAGCTACAGCTAACGCTATTGGTTATCGTATTCCTACTCAGTCTATTGCATCTATATCTCCGTTACGTTTTGTAGATGTATTTCCTGAAATAATGGGTGATGCTATTATGCTCCCTGAAGACTTTACTAAGCTTACTGGTTCTGACTTCGATATTGACAAATTATATGTAGCTAGATTTAGTTACAATAGTAAAGGAGCTAAAATTAATAAAGGTAATGCACTTAAATATGAAGAAGTACGCAGTTCTATAAAGAATGAAATGCTTGATGCTTATCTAAAAGTATTACTTACTAGAGACAATACTAACTCACTTAAGTTATCTATTGATAATGCTACAGAAAATGTAAAAGAAGTACTTAGAGATATTGAAGGACCTAGTAGCTATCATCCTACTCCATTTGAAGTATATTCTCCTACTTATCAAGAAGCTAGAAAAGCTGAATATACTGGAGGTAAAGCCGGTATTGGACCTTTTGCATTGAATAACGCACATCACATCCTTACTTAGCTTACTAAGCTTAGAATGACCAGAAACGAATTTGCTAGCACTTTAGATATATGGAACTTGGGTGGTATATATGATACTCCTGTAAAAGGGATGTAGAAAGGAGGTAGAATACTTGACTGGTTATCAGCAATGATTAATGGTTTTGTGGATATTGCTAAAGACCCTTATATTGTAAGGTTAAATGTTAATTCATGGACTTATAATATGGTATCTTTCTTGTTACGTACTGGTAAAGGTAAATAGACATTCTATTTTGTTGCTCAACCTATTCTTAAAGAAATGGCGGAAGCTGTTATAAAGACTAAAGGTAAGTATGGTATAGACAGAACTAAGACCCCTACACAGTTAGAAAATGAAGCCATTGAATCTGTACTTGACAAATATGATCCTACTAAGAAGTATAGAAAGAAATATGAATTTATAAATAAAAATGATAATTCAAAAGCTAACGAATATCAGGATTTATTCAGAACCTATCAAAAAGAAAATGGTGAATATACATCTAGAACAAGAGAGTTGCTTAAACTAGATAAAGAAGAAATAAGTAACTTTAATGAAGAATAGGTTCGCATATACTATGCTTGGAAAGCATTAAAACCATATGCTGATTCGCTAGCTAATCTTGTTAAATACTCTAAAGTAGATACTAAGAAAACGGGTAAAACCTTTGCAGAATAGCAGACATATTACAACGGTATGTGGGCAATGACAGAGGATGCTAACTTTGCAGATGGTGAGATAGAAAGGTTCTATAATGAGACTTTTATCGCTAAGAAAACTGAAAACAGTATTCCATTTGGTACTTCTATATTCAAGGATCTATTATTAAGAAATACTAGTACATTCTTGGATAAGAAAGATGTAATGTTAGCATTACTTGGTAGAAAGAATAATGCAGATTCCAAGTTATTGAATGCTCTTATTTCAGGAATGGAAGCTCAAATTAAGAGTGGATTCTTTAACTAGTTTATATATCAAAATGGTATTGACATCACTAGTATGTTTACTGGTAAAATGTCAATGGCTAAACGTATCAACAATTTCAAACATTAGATATTGAAAGGTAATCCAAAACTAAGTAGATTCTTGAATAACGATGGTACGATAAATAATGACTTTATAAACTATTTGATACCAAATATAGATTACAACGGATTAGATTTTATTGACACTTCTGCGTTATTAGATGCAGATTAGTCTTAGGCTAATAATTTAATAAATTATTGGAGAGAATTAATAGATGATCCAGAACCAAAAGTAAGTCAATTGTTTAAGGACTTAGTAGTGTATGCATTTATCACATCTGGAGATAATCCTACTATGAACTCGTTCTTCCAATATGTTCCAAATAGTTATAGAATATCAATAGGTTATACTGATTATATTCAGACTAAATTAGATGAATTATCTAATGGGGTTGATCAATCTATAGTAAGAGATGACTTATTCTTAAACAATTGGTAGAATGACAAATTAGTAAGACCTGTAGATTTATATAATAAGAAAGGAGTTAAACTATATTCTATATCATTAAATGACTAGTCTATCGTTCCTAATATTATAATGGGAGAAAGGCAAGATAAAACAGATAAGCCTGCCATTAGACCTAGTAATTGGATAAAAATGATGGATATAGATAATGAAGGGCAAACAAAAGAAAGAAGTTTTCCTATATTCTATCCGTATATTAAAATAAATGATGGTTTAGGGTATACTCCAGCTAATTATCATGTATATTCTCTCATAGGTTATAAACAAGCTGCTGATCCAGATACTAAACGTTTAAATTACATACCTATTTATGGATTAGTATCTAAGAAAGGCTACAAATATAGAGGCCATACTGTGGTAGAATATGGTAAAGAATCTCAATTTGACTTTAATAGAGAAAACGTATGGGATTATACAGAAGCTTTATAGAATCAAGAAGCGTTAGCTGATATGTCTGATGAATATAGTAAGCCTAACTGGTAGAATTCTGATATTCATTTGATTACTGATCTTCCTCCTTATTAGAATATGAATTATGCTAAGGAACAATAGGATATAGTATTTGAATGGGATCAGGATGATAAAGACGAAAGTGAACAAGGTGTAGTACTTAGTGAAGCCGAAGAAGATAAAGATTCTTATAATAAAATATATACAACTACACAGTTAGCACAAGAATGGTCTTCTAAAGAAGGATGGTCTGTTGAGTATTTTAATAAAAGAGTACTTCCTAAAATAAATCAAGCTTGGTAGATAGAATACGAACTAACCCCAGATTAGTCTATTACACCTAAATTAAAAGGTTCTATGAATTATAGTTATGAGGATAACGCTAATTCCAGTATATAGTCTAAAACTACATTGAATGCTATTAAAAATGGGGAGCGTACAGCTACTACTAGATATGAATCTGATAAAAATATTGAATATTGGAAATAGGCGAAAGTAGGAGATATTATAGAATTTCATAACAAAGAAGGTGAATCTGTAAAAGTGGTAGTTACTAAACCTCTTACTAAGTTAACAGAAAAAATTAGCTCCATATAGTTAAGTTTGTTTCCTTCAGAATCAGATGTATTGTAGAAAGTTAGAGACTATTTAACAGAATTAAGTAAGGAAAATTCTGAACTATCAATAGATGACAAAATAGAGGAATTCACTCAATTATTACGTAAAGAAAATCCAACTACTCCAGAAGAAGTGGAAGGTTTGATTAACAAATTTATATGTAATTTATAATATGAATAAATATTGTCCAAATAAAAATCTTCCAGAATGGAAGGAGTTAGTAGAGGTAGTAGGTGAAAATAAAGCCTACTACCTTTGGGATTAGAATAAAGGTAATGGGTTAGATAAGGCTTCTAATGGAGAGGATTCTAAGCTGTTTTCAGACCTTTTAAACAAGTTTGATGGAGATCGTAAACAAGCTATCTTAGCAAAGGCTGAAACCTTTACAAATGCATTTAAAACACAATTATCGGAAGAATTATCTAAACAAGTAGATAATAATGGAGAGTTGTTAATTGAAGCATATAATAAAAGATATGATACTAACCTATTAGGTCAATTAGGAGAATTTGTGGATACCGTAGATGTTGTAAATTTCTTCATTAACCATAAAGAGGTTGCGCCTCAAACTAAAAATCTTCTTAAATATTTAAACAAAGTAAACAGACCTTTCATTATTCGTGAAGGGCATAAGAAGGGATCAAGAGCATCTTCTGGTTCTGCATTATATCTATATTCAGACATAATCAAAAAATCCTCAGTACAACAGAATGCTGAAGATGTTGCACACGAGATGTTACATATATATTTAAGGAAAGAATATGATAATAATCCTAAATTCAGATCTGAATTAGATAAATTACAAGAAAAATATAGGCAAAAGTTAGGAGACAGCTGGTATGGACTGGGATTAAAAGATGAAAGTGATGAATTTTTAAATGAGTTCTTATCTAACTCTAACCTTAGAAGCGAATTATAGAAAGTAGATAAAACCCTCTTTCAACGTATATGGGAGACTATATTGGGATTAATAAAAAATATATTTGGTAAAGACACGTATAGATTACCAAAAGACTTATTAAATGCTCAAACATATGCTGTGAGTTTACTAAATAAGGTAAATCAAGGAGAAGTAAGTATATACAGTGTGCTTGATTTTCCAGAAAGGTATACAGGAGAAGAATTCAATAAACTTGATATAAGACAATAGGAATAGATAGATAAATTATACTAGAAAATACAAAAAGGTTTAAAGGATAGATTAAATGCTGTTAAACATTATAGTGTGAAAAATCCTAGAACGTGGAATCAAATAACCACTTTAATATCCCAATTATCTAAATCTGAAACTGAACAAGGTATGCTGCAATTCGTATAGCATGTTAGTGATACTATAGGAGATAGTATAAAATTCCTATCTAAACCAATAGATGAAATTAATGCTAAACAAATTAGACAGTTATCTAATGACTATCTAGGTTTCTATAAACCACTAATAGATCAAATTCAGTATGCTGTAGATACTACAGATATATTCAAAGAATTACCTGATTACGCAGAGATAAAACAAAAGATAACAAATATAGATAAATAGCTAACTACTGTAAATAATAAATTTACTAATGTACTTAAGTAGAAAGGCTACCAGTTACTATAGGAATATTTACAATCTAGAGCAGTACCATAGGAATACATAGATAAGGCAATAGCTTGGTTAGACGATCCCAAACATGATATAAATATATTTATAAACTGGTTTGGTATGGCTAGTAATAGTGACAATATGATTGTATAGACTATAGCTAATATGCTTTAGAATACAATGAATAAAACAGATAGAGAGACACTATAGGTAGGCACCGAATTAGTTAAACAATTAAATATAGTTAAAGAAAAATATGGTAATGACGTTCAAAAGCTGTTATATGAAAAGTATGACGATGGTACGTATACAGGTTTAAGAGTATCTCCAATAAATAAAGGGCAGTTTAAGAAAGATCAAAAATAGTATTTAGACGAATTAGCTAATAAGTTAGGCATACAAAAAGATGAAAATGATCAATATGTAATGCCTGATAATGAAGATATTCAAAAGAAATGGTTTGACGGAGTAAATAAATTCTATTCCGAAAGAGCAGATAGAAAATACAAATCTGAATATTATACTACTAGAAATAAAATGCTCTCTATGAAAACTAGAGACGCCATAAATGAAATTAACAATTATATTAACACTATAGTAGATCCTATTACTATAGATGGAGTAGAATATGATAATTTACTATCAGAATCAGAGTATAATTCTCTACTTAATCTGCGTAAACAAAAATCTTTGTTAGCTAATAGATATAATCTTGATGGAAGTGTAAAGACTGGAGATGATTTATTAATAGCAAATGAGTTATCTGCTTTTAATGAAGTAGTACAGAAACACGTTAAATATAAGACTGACAAAGAAAGATACAATAAAGATAGATCTAAAATAGTAGCTAAATATGGAGAAGACTCTTCACAGTTAGCTTTATGGGAATCTAGAAATCTTAAGAAATAGTATACTCAAGAGTTTTATGATCAATTAGATAGTCTAATAAAAGCAGAACAATCCGATGATTATAAAGAAGCAGTTAAAAAACGTAGGGAATTCCAATAGTTGTTTAAAGATCCGTATACTAATAAGATTAATCCTGATTTAATGTCTGACTCTGAGAAAATAGAAATGCTTAAATTAGACTAGAATATAGCTAATCTTTATACTTGGAGAGAGCAAGTTGCTACTGAAAAGAAATTTAGTGATATAGCAGAAGTAACTGTTACAGAACAATATTATAAAGATAGCTAGGCAGCTAGAGAGTCGGGTACTGAAGCTTATAATGATTGGTTTAATAAAAATCATTATGAGGATGGTAGAGGTAAAATGCATCCAGCATCATATTATACAGAGTTAAAACCAAAAGACGAACTGTTAGAAAAGTATACAGAATATGCACCTATAAGTAGGTACTCTACTTTAGATAATACATCTAATTGGTACAATAAGAATTGGGACCCATCTGGACCTGCCATACAACCTAATAAGAAGTATTATGATAATAGTAAGGCATATAAGGAAGTAACAGATAAACCAGAATTAAAGAAACTATATGACAGTTTGTCTAATACTATGAAAAAGGCTAACGAATATATATCATTTCTAACGTTTGCAGATGATAATAGAATGCCTTAGATACCAGCTAGATTCATGTAGGTACTTGGTAGAAAAGATAATGTACTCAATGCCTTAAAATATGTATTTGAGGATATAGCTGTTACAAAAGTAGATGACATGGATTATGTTGAAGAATTTACTACAATGCCTAATGGAGACCCTATCAAAGTAATACCTACTAGATTTATAAAAATGTTAGATGATACTAATGAAATATCTACTGATGCTGTAGCATCTACTATAGCTTACTATAATATGGCTGCTAATTATAACAATATGGTAGAACAGTAGGATGACGTAGAACTTCTACTTAATCTGCTTAAAAATATTTAGATAAGAACTAAGAAGGAGTTAAAAACAGCAGGTTCATCAAATATATATAAACAAGCTTAGTTATTAGTTGACAGAATAATGTATGGAAGAAATAAGACTCCTATTATTGTAGATATTTTGGGTAAAGAGATAAACGTAGGTAAGACACTTGATATAATAAGAGGTTTTGTTACTAAGGTAAACTTGTCTGGTAACCTATGGTCTATAGGTACTTCTTTCTTTACTGATGCTACTTATACTACTTTAGAGGCTAAGATGGGAAGATTCTTTGATATGAATGATCTCAAATTTGCTTCTGGTGAATTTGCTAGACAATTACCATATATAATGGCAAATATTGGTAATCCTGTTCCTAAAGGTAAATTGTCATACCTGATGTAGCTTAATCAAGTAATAAAGGATAACAAAGAAATATTTGATAGGCTTGATGAAAGTTAGGTATTAAGATCTATAAATTAGAATTTCTGGTTTGCTGGTTATACCTAGTCTGATTATACAGTTAAAAGTCATACAGTTATAAGTATATATCATAGCTATAGATTTGTAGATGGAGAGGGATTTATGACCAAACAATAGTACATAGATAAATTTAATTCTAATAGTACTAAGTTTGAGTAGCTACCAGTTACTTTATATGATGTATTTAAAGAGGATGAGAATGGAGATATAAAAGTATAGGATAAATATAAATAGTACGTTAACGATAAGTTATAGAATGAAGTAAGGAATAGAATTAATATACTTACTTAGAGAATAGATGGTACTCTAAGAGAGATAGATAAAGCAGCAGTACACGCTAATGCTATTGCTTCATATATAGTACTACACAGAAACTTTATGATATCTGCATTACATGATAGATTTAAGAGAAGACAATTTAATCTTGATTTAGGAATAGAAGAAGAAGGATATTACAGATCTACTGGTAGGTTCTTAAAGAATGTTATAGGGCAGAGACATTTTGCTATAGCCTAGTTATTAGCAGATTATGATAATTTAAAAGAATACGAGTAGTATGCTGTTAGAAGAACACTGAATGAATTAGTACTTATAGCAGCTTCTACTGCAGTAGCTCTTGTAATGGCATCAATTGTAGATGGAGACGATGAGTACGATACTTGGTTAACATAGTCTATTACATATTTAGCTATGCGTTCTGCTTTTGAGTTTAGAACTATGTATAACCCATTTGAATTTATGTCCTTAATTAAGTCTCCTACAGCTGCTTTTAATTGGTTTGATAATGCCTCTAGTTTTATTAATCTCATGAATCCAGCATCATATGTAGGTGATAGAACCCCATTTACAATAATAGATAGAGGACCTTATAAGGGGTTACCAGTTATATTGAAAAATATAATTAAAGTTACTCCTATTAAGAGTATTATAGAGGCAACAGACCCAAAAGCAAAAAGAAACTATTTATAGAATTAGTTAATGAACTTCTAAAAGTTTCTATCCAAATTATCAATTCGTTAGATATACTGTAAAAAAGAAAGGCTGAGTAACTTAATACTCAGCCTATTTTGTTATGAGAGTTCATCACGCTCCTCATAACTATAATAATCTTCCTCAGGTAGTTCAGCACTTATAGTATCACCAAATCTATAAGTATCTAGAAATAATCTTTGCGCTAATTCTGGAACAGGCACGTTTGCCCAAAATCTATTTATTTCTAATGCTGCATTTACATTATATGTTTTACCTACTGATTTAAGATCATTAATATCTTTCTTATATTTAGGATTACTTAAACAATATACAGTATAATGCTTACTATTTATAGTAATATACCTAGTATTATATAGAGAATCTAGATTCTTAAACTTCCTATATCTATCTATAGATTCTTTAGTATTTACACTACTATCGTATACAAGAAAGACCTTTTCTTCTAAAAAAGGTCTATTTTTATCTGTAGTATAAGCGTTTATGAATCCACTTTCTACAGTTAAATCATTCCAAGTAAGATTATCATCTAATAATGGTACAATGTATATACTAACATCATTCAAGTTCTTCAACACCATTATTCTCGTAATATTTACGAGTATGTTCCCAATTGTCTGAACTGATATGATATGAAATTTCTTTTAAAGTATCTGCTATAATATTTCTACGTTTGAGTAACTCCTCTTCGTTAAACATATTAAATACTCTAATTTCGTATTTTCCATTTGTTTGTATCGCAATAATATACGCTTCAAAATCATAATCATCTGGATTAAGATTTAATTCATTAAGCATATACCAAGTAATAGCACAAAGGTAAAAAGCTATTTGCCTGTAATAATCGAATTCTTCTACAGAATGTTTAAAATTATAAACATCACTAGTAGTTTTAAGGTCTATCAAAATGATTTTCTTATTAACATGATCAAACATTACTCTATCAAGTAAAGATTTACATTTTACATCATATAAATCCCAATTAATATGATACTCATTATGACAGGTGTATGTAGTTGGAACATTAAACAGCAAATTATTTGCTGCTACATGTTCTTGTAGGTTTTCCTTAATTTGCTTTAGCATAGTTAAATCAGCAAATGAAATAACCTTCTTTGTAGAACTTACTTGTAGATAAGTAATATACTGACTATAAGTTTCTACAATGTGCTTTGCTTCTGATCTCTTTATATCTACTCCTTTACTATTACTATAAGAATTATTATAGGCATCTAGTAATAGCTTCTCCTCATCTATTAAAGGATCAGTTAATTTATGAGTACTATAATACTCACATAAATCTTTCTGTTGTTTTACTTTTGGAACTTCAAAATCTAATATTTCATAGTCTTTCCAAAATTCTTCTGGTTGAAGAATATACTCATGTATCATAGTTCCTTTTTCAAGGAACTTACCTGATATACCTTCTTCATTTCCGTCTAGCATATCACGAAGATATCTAGGCCCTTTCTTAAGGAACCAACCTATTGCACTGTTACTAATGCGTGTATTATCTTCATAATATGGAATATCAATCTTCATCATTTTTTGCAAGTAAACTAATTATTATAATAAAAATAGCAAATGCAAGAAACGTTTAATTTTTTGTATTATCTTTTTCACTTAGTACAAAATCTTTGAAAGCTTTAAACCGTTCAATATCGTTATTAACATCTAGATAGAAAGAATAGTAAATAAAGGCATCACTAAAATGTCCAGTTTCTAATCTACTCTTCATAAGATCTAAATGTTTTTCTTTCTGTTCTTCTCTTTCAACTAATTCTGATTCAATAAAAGCATTAAATTTTCGAGTCATTAATACTTCATTTACTTTCTTCTCTAGTTTACTGTAAATCTTCTGTAATAAGTTCATTTTCTTCAGTATTTAAATTAGTTTCCCAAGGTATATCGTCTTCTTCTATAACTTGTTCTTCTGTATCTATAATTACAGGTTCATAATTATTCTTATTATTATACATATCAGTTAATAATGAACAATTATAATAACCTGATTTTCTTAACTCTGGTCCTTCATGCCAATGTCCATAGAAATGAGCTATCTTATGTTTAGCTACATCTCCTAATAACTCATTGTTAAATGGGTTATCATGAGTAATTAAGATATCTATATCATTAGGTATCTTATTATAATGATTAATTACTTCATCAGAAATATTCTCTTCACCTGTATCTGGATCTATTTCTCCTACATTTACTCCTCTATCCTCAAAAGCCCATCTACCTTTTTGAAATGATATAGGTTTAATATAAGGGCATCCATAAAACTTTATACCTTCATAAGTATATTGTTCATCTATTAATATAACTAATTTACCATTAGTTCTTACAGATAAATCTTGTTTTAACTCACTATAATAACCTTTATTATAAGCATCTTCTAAGAAAAAGTCATGATTACCAGGAGTAATAATAACTTTCTTACATGGTAATCTGTTTACCCAATTAGTAAATCTATTATACCACCAATGTCTAGATGCATCTATAGATCGTTGATTATTTAAATCAACGATATCTCCTGCAATGCATAATACATCACATTCTGGTATATCTATAAATGAACCATGTATATCACTTAAACTACATATTTTCATAGTTAAAATTTTAAAGGCTAGTATTTCTACTAGCTTTATTTGTTAATTACGCAGCTGTTTTAAGGTTAACTATAAAACGTTCAGTTTCATCTTCATAATCATCGTCATCCTACATATCGTCATCGTCATTGTCGTCATTATCATCTTCGTAATCCTCATTAGAATCATATTCTACAGTTTCTTCTTCTTTTGTAGTAATATTTAAATCCTTTAGAAGATCAGCATTAGATATTTCAGGGAACATTAACTTTTCATCAATAAATGATAAGATATTATCAATAGATAATAAGTTAAAGTTACTTACAATAAATTTATAAATAGAATCAATACTATTTTCTTCTATACCTTTATCCTTCAAAATCTCTTTAAGGAAACGAGCATTATCGTTAGGTTCAAAATGACGACTATAACGAACACGAGAACAACGATCTTTTAGATAGCAGTTAACTCTTTCTTCATTATTACATGTGAAAAGAACTAACTTCTTTGCATTTGTCTGCACACCGTCTAACCATCCTAATAAGTCTTCTGTATCCCAGTGCTTATCTACTTCATCAAAAATTACTACTACAGGAGTAGAGAATTTACGAAAGAAATCATTAATCATATGTGTAGGGAAATCTTCATCTACTACAAATATAGGAAGATTAGACTTTTCTGCAATGACTTTAGCCATAACAGTTTTGCCAGTGCCTTTGATACCACTAAGCATTACACCAGTAGATAGTTTACTAGTATTATTAAAGTAATTAATTACACGTTTTACAAAGATTTCGTCATCTTTAGTCGTGTAAACTTTTTTAGGTAGGCTAAGTGATCCATCTTCTTCAAGGAATACTCCTACTCCAAATCTATCAAACTTCAAGTTGTATACTTTACCGTTTACTAAATCACAATCCAAACCATTAGGTTTTGCTACTATCTTGTTGTCTACTTTAATAAATTCTGACATAATCTGTTATTTTTTAGTTTTTAATTCATTGATCATTTGATCAACTTGTTTTTGGTTTCTTACTAAGTATAGCTTATACTTAGCATTACTCTTCATAAGAGTATATTTAAAGATTTTCCAACGCAAAGGAAATGAATCACCCATTAAGCCTTTACATTCTATTATAAAGTCTTCTCCAACAAAGTCTGGTAAGTACGTCATAGCTCTTACCTTTTCTCCATTATATTCAAATTTAGGTATTAATTCAAAGTGGATTGCTTCATATTGCGCTGGTATATTAGCTTCTTTAAGTTTTTTATATGTATAAGTTTCAAGTTTACTTCTAAACTTAATTCCATCATATACATTAGGAGTTGCATTCTTTACTTTCCCCTAATTCTTTTTCTTCTTTGGTGTTTTGCTTTTTAATTTCGCCATATAACCATTTCTTTATTTCTTCAAAGCTATTTGCTTTAATAGCATCAGATATATCTTTAGCTTTGAATTTCTTATGTACTAAAAGCCCTTCTAAGCCTGTTTTAAGGCTCATTTTGCGAAGATATTTTACGCCTGTATTATCTCTATCAAACAGAATGATAATACGCTTAAAACGCTTCTTAAGGCCTTCTAATATATCATTAGGTATAAATGTACTCTCCGATGAAGGAGATATAGCTGGTATTCCCATTTCATAGAGGCACATTACATCTTTCATACTTTTAGTTATAATCAAAGTATCACCTTTACTTGGTAATTGAGCATATCCTTGTATGTCATACTCAGTAAGGTTATTCCTCCATTTAGTATATTTATCAGCTAAAGGTCTATATATTTTAAAGTTATTATATACTTTATAAGCATACATTGGATTATCTTCTTTATATATTCCTTTAACTATTCCATTACATAAGTAATACTTAATACTATTCACATTAAATTTCTTTAATGTCTTTTCGGAGATATTAAACTGAGACCAATAATTGATATCAGTAGGAGTAAATTTCTGTCTTACTATACCAATTACAGTCTCAGATGAAGGTATATATTGCTTAGAGCTATCGAGTTTAGTGTCTGTAGTAATATTAAGCTGTTTAACAATATCTTTTAGTATATCATTATAATTTGTTAAACCTGTATACAATGATACAAATTTAACTATATTACCACATTCACCTGTTCCATGGTCCTTGAATAGTAACTGTTTAGTTCTCTTGCTATAATAGATTCCAAAAGAAGGATTCTTATCCTTACGAAATGGACTATTATATATAGCACCAACCTTAAACTGTCCAAGGTAGTGAGCATATATATCATACTCACTTACTTTAGATAATATATAATCTAAAGTAATATCAGTAGGGATTTTAACCCTTCTTTTGTCATACATATTGTTGTATAATTAATTGTGGGAGAGGATGGATTCGAACCACACCACACGCTACCTCCTAGAGGCCTGTACTACTCCATTACAGTTAACGCATCCCCCGTATATCCTATGTACTCTCACTACTATAGGATAATATTTGTTATTATTTGTAAATCTTTTTATGTACTAATTCTCATTTCCTTATTTTTTAGTTAGTAAATGTTAGCTAGTCCCCGAATTATACTTTTTCAGTCTGTGTTCGCACAATAATTATAAAGGAATATCGTCAATAGTCTTTCTAAAATAGAATCCGTGTATTACCTAGATAATTTTTATAAAAATAGAAAGCAAATAAATCTTTAACAAATTAAAGCTAATTTCTTTCAAACCGTAAAGTAAACTATCGTATCATAGGACTCACACCTATCTTTGTACACCACTATGCGGGATTAAGGCATAGCTGCTCTTTATGGCATAACGTCTCCTAGTCTACTTTAAATAATTCTCGTATTTTCTTAATCTTAATATTAGCTGAGTCTTTATTAAGACACTCCCCATGATTGATTACAATGTTTTCTTTAGTCTGTTTTATATTTAATGGAACAGCTCTTCCCATTCCCCAACCATTTTTATATCTACCCTTCTGATGAGCAAACATATAATAGCGAAAAAACCAAGGACTAATACCATTAAGTATTAATCCTCTATTTAACGAATCTTCGTGTCGTTTAAGACATACATATACCTCATATCTTACATTAGATTCTCCTTTATAAGTACCATTACTATCTAAAGTAGAATCACATGAGTATACTGCTACTCTATAACCTAAATTCTCAAGTAAATCAACAATTTGCATTGCTGTATATGCTTTATTAAGCATTTCTTCAGAACCTATATTACAATTTTCAGATATGACAACATATACATTTATTAAACGTCCACTTCCAACTCCATGAGTTTTAATTCGTTTTTTCATAGCTGGAAAACCTTCCATTAGACGATCATAGTTCATATCATCACCATCTAATTCATCCCATTTGTAATCTCTTTTAGATCCTCCGAGACTTAAATTAAGATTAAGTTTTTCTAATCTATCTAAGCCTTCCTTATAGCCATATTGATTCTTCTTAATATTAGCTATATCCATACCTCTAAAAGATTCCTCTTCCCTTATTAAATGTTGTAACGTATCTTGTACATTACCTTCAGGAGTAGGATTAAGAGCATCTTGATAAAACTTAGTAATACTATCGTATGTATAAGTTAAATTTATCATATTACACAGTAGTTGTTTTAAGTTTTTGCGCTTTGTCTGTTAACCTTTGTTCTTTGTCTGTTAACCAACGAGTTAGTTGTTCTTTCTCGTTGTCTGTCCAATTAATAATTAGACGCCATTTCCAATCTAAGAAGTGGCTATATTTTAGTCTATGCCCTGCTTGCACCATACGAGTAGAACATACTTTTCGTATGCCTTGTTCTTGTACAAATTCTCTAAGAGCATAGACATAATTAACAACTTCAGTGTCATATTTACTCTCATACTTAGCAGAATACGTAACCTCTACAATACCACCTATAAATCGGTCTATAGTTGACGCATCTAACTGGTTATTTGCTACATATTGACGATCGCAACCGAAACCAAAAGTATTACTAGTAGCAATAATAATACATTCCGGATGCCGATGAACTAAACCTGTGGTTGTCTCAATTTCATCATTAGCTAACGCTGCATTTAGAATCTGCGCCACAGCAGGATCTAAAGCTGTTATCTCGTCAATCAATATAATAGATGGTTTAGCGTAAAATTCTCCAAATCGAGTACTTTCACGCGTCGGATACTTATAACCAATAAACTCAGTAGCCGAAGTCCCAATACCGCAACTAATACATAAGTATGGCAAATCCATGTCTGTTGCAACATTTCTTGCCATTGTACTTTTACCGCATCCTGCAGGACCAACCATCCATATATTCTTTATACCAGAATCTATAGTTTTACGTAACTTATCTTCTGGCTCAAGGTCAGTAAATTTAAATCCTAATTTCTTACTGTCCTCTAGATACTTTAGTCTTTCTGCTTCTATTTGTTCTTTTTCATACTTATCAAGTAATTCATTTATCTCTGCTTCTTTTTGTTTGAGAGATATACAATGAACTATCTTAATAGCAGTTAAAGATGTCTTGTACTCGTTACCAAGATAATCGATAAATACAAATTTACCAAACGAGTCTTTTAACTGGTAAATATCTTTTCTCTGATTTAATCGTTTCTTCTTTCCATTTTCTTTAATAGTAGTAGAAATAGCTGCATAAACAATGTCTCCTTCTTTTAACTCATCACGCTTAATATTATGTCCATCTTTAATATTAATGTTTTGAATTGTATAGTTAGAGTCTATTATGTCTGCTTCTTTACCTACTTTTTTAAGGAAAGTTTTATTAATAAATTTTGATAAACGCATTATAAATTGATTTTAGTTATACAAAATAAAAACGAGGATTATACACTTTATAGTATATAACCCTCGTATCGCTATATTTACCTAGCGTAGGTAGCTATTTCATTTATAGAATTTATCAGAACGGCAAACCGTAAGGATTTGCTTCTGTAGTATTAGTAACTGCAGCTTCCATAGTAGGAGTTATACTGCTCATAGTTGAACCAATACTTGCTACAGGTGTCTCAACATCTGCAACAATAGGCTTAGCAAAGTTATCAATACGTAATTCAGTAATAGCTGAAGTCTGTCCTTCAGGTAATACCATAGGTTCTACAAATGTATATTTTGCATATGACGGAAGAGTAGTATACCCTTTATCGTTATATACAACTTTGACTCTTAGAAGTTTAGACTTATCTGCATTATTCAAATAATCTACTACTTCTTTAGAGAATTCTTCAAATTTAGTACCGTTAAATACAAGTTGTTCATCCTTATAGAAACAAAGCAACAACTGCATAATACGAGAAAATTGATTATCTTCTTTCTTCTGCACTGCTTCATCACTGAGTTCACCATTCTTATTATCAGGTTTCCACTCAGTTTGTACTAATGTTGCTCCGTCTTTCTCAAATGTTACCTCAAAGAATTTTCTACCTGTAGGAGATTCTGCTACACGTGCACTCTTAAGTGCTACATTTTCTTGAATACCTGCGGGGATAAACTTAATGTCATTCTTTGTTACTTGTTGCGCTCTTTCTTTACTATACATATCTTATTTCCTTTTTTATTCTGGTAAATAGATTCTATCCCAATGGGTAGTAATCTTGTTATTTTCATCACTTTCTGCTATTACTATCTTTTTTCCTCTAATATGAGGAGCTCTTGCTTCTCGTATAGAGTTATCTCCTCCTTCAAATGAAACTATTGTTTCATTCTTTTTACGATACACATAACCTACAGCATCAGCTTCACCACATACTATGTCTCCTAACTTACCTACAAGATCTAGAGCCATTTCTGTTAGTTCTTCTCCCTCTTTGTTAATCATCTTATCTTTAGTATGTCCTACTAAGATAAAATTATCACAAAGCTCTTTAAACATATCTATGACCTTACGTACAGCTTGTCTAAGATATAGATAACCACTACCATTTGGTAATGTTCTAATGTCTTCTCCTTTATATGTCTTACCCATAGGAGTCTGACGATAAAGTGTAGCTGCATAGCCTAGACACATTTCCTCTAATCGAGTAGCATTATCTATAGCTATGTATTTATAAGGCTTTTGACCTGTTTGAGAAATCTTCTGCCTAATTTGATTAGCTATCTCAGCTAAATCATTAATATTACGTGCTTGAATAGAAAGTGCCTCTAAGAATTCAGAGCCACCTTCTAAGTCTATAATTAGACAACCATCAAGCATAGATAGTAATGTAGTTTTACCAGACTTAGGTTTGCCAAAGAATATTAAAAATCTTGGATTCTGTACTCTTGGCTTATTTTTTTCTGTTGGTAGTACTAACATGTTAAAATAGGTTTTTACCTATTTTACTTTTATGATATGATAGTATATGACAAAATTTAGAAATATATGATAAATAAAGTAAAATTAGATATTTAGAGTTGCATTAATTTCAGTGCTATTATTAATCATAATAATAATATTATTGATAATTGCCTGATCTTCTTCAGGCATACCGATAATATAATTACGATTGTATTTCGGGATAAGCTTATAGCCTACCTGGATAAAATTTCCGTATTCCTTAACCGGAGTACCATCCGGCAAACGAAAATCATAAAGCGGTTTATGACAACTACGACGCATTTTTGCATAGTCATCAAGTTTCTTCATTGCAAGATCAAACTGAGTTGCAAGATTGTAATTGTCTACCTTATACGGGCAATAAGTACATTTACAATACTTAGCTACGTCACAAGGAGAATAGATATCTGCACCGAAACGAATCTTATCGTTCGGTCCAATATATTGGTAACTAAAGGGAGTCTCTTCTGTGTCGATACCATCAATCAACAATTCTGGATAAGCTAAAGCTAAACGCTTTAACAGATAGTTCTTATACATACCTTTTTTATCACACTTTTTATTCGGAAGAGTTACTGTAAAATATTTTCCCATAATTTCAGCCTATTTTATTGTTAAATACTACTTTCTGCTCTGATGTAGTACTTTCAGTCTCTATTAAATTGCCGTATTTTAACTCGTTGTTAAATTCTAATATACAAGGTTCTCCATCTCTTACTTTAAGAAAGTGAAGATATACTTTGTCTTTTACAGGTAAGCGCTTAACACCGTATATAGCTAAATTTAATAGTTCTGGGCGATGAATTGCTATTACAAAGTCACTCGCTTGGAATATTGCATCAGATGCAGCCAAGTCACTCCTCATTGGAAAATGACTTGAAGGATTATTTATCCTATCAGGAGCTTCAATATTTCGATTCATCTGTGAAAGTTGTATAATACTCGTATTAGATAATTTCTTTTTACGAATAAACATTTTCTGTAAATCTATTATTACCGCTCTTTCTCCACCATCTCCATTAACAAGTAATACATGGTCTAATACTACTATTAGCCAAGTATCCTTATCAATACTATCGTGGAATTCATCAATTGCTTGTTCTATTTGTTCGACACTTAGAGGAGTATCAACAAAGTATATTGGATACTTTTTTAATACTTCAGCTTCCGATAAAGCTTTCTTGAATGTTTCATCCTCTAAAGTCTCTTTACCGCTGTATAATTCAGATACAGTTTTTCTCACTCTATTACTAATAGCTCTACCTACATTTCGATAGCCTACCATTTCAAATGAGAAATAAAGAACTTTGATTTTCTGATTAGGATTAAGATCAATTAAATCAAATATTAGCGTATTTGCAAATGAAGATTTACCTGAACCAGATATACCTGCAATAGTAAAGATCATATTAGGTTCAATTCCACCAGTAGCGAAATTAAACTTCTTCCATCCTGTCTTTAAGGACGTTATTTTCTTCTCTTTTCTATCTTTAATATACTGAACAGATTCATCCACTACTGAAGATATAGGTTTAAATTGTATTTTCTCCATAACCACAATATTCAGTTGTTTCAGTGTTCATTTGTTCCTCGTAACATTCCCACTCATGTTGAGTGAGCCATTTCCACATAGTTTTCATATAACCTATTTTGCCTGTTTGCATTTTATTATCAATTTCGTACCTCAGACAAGCCATGATATGTTCATGCATTGCTTTGGATTTACCTATGATACGGTTATATTCTTTTCTACATTTGTTTACATTTGCCCTTAAAAAACCTTTAGTTCCATCAGGTCTTATAACATAAACTGGAAATACTTCATAGAACTCGTCAAACATACTTTCTCTATCTTTCTTGATAGTTTCAAGTAGTTCTTCAGAAGGACTATAAATTTTATTGTTGTCAGAAGTAGTTACTACAACAATGTTACGATTAATTAACTCTTGTATCTCTTCTTCATTAACTCGGCTGAGAAGTTCATGAATGTCTTGACTATTTATTTGATTATCATTCAATACAAGAGAAATAAATACTAGTTGATTTATTGATAAATTAAATTTATTTAATAGAGATGTATCTAGTTCTAGTATCATAAGCATTAAAGTTTATGACAATTATAGAATTTGATACAATATGTTAGATTCTGTTAAAACAGTTCTAATTGTCTTGGTTGTAATTCCTCAATTATCTTAAGAGCTTCCTTAAGATAATATCGGTAATTAATTTTGCGTTCTTCAATTGGCTTATTGTCAAACTTATTTAGAAGAGTAACCCCAGAAGCAGTGAGCATATTCTGATACTGTCTTGCAGAAGCCTTATATTTATGTTCTCCTACGTATGGCTCAGTATATGTTATAATTTCACCTTCTTTATGACCAGTATCTTTCCATTTCCACAAGTATCCACCATTAGTAGATGCGTAGAAACGGTTAGTTCTTTGTTGTTCTTCATTCATATATTCAACATGCCATTGTTTACCAGTTTTTTCAGACATTAGGAATTTACGTATATCTTCACATTCTTTAATCGTCTGTTCAACTGGTATTCCATCTACAAAGTATTTAATTATAGCTTCGGGTATTATCTTTGCAGATAATCCTTTTCCTAACAATACTTTAGTAATAAACATACCTTTCGTTTTAATTAGATCAGGATTTTTAGTTTCCTTATATCCTTCTCTAACTGCAATATAATCATTAATTGCATATTGGTACATAGCTTCAAAACGTTCTTCTTCAAGAGTAAGTTTTGTAAGTTGTTCCCAATTTCTACAAATAGTGTTAACTTGTTGATAGCTATCTTTCTTAAGTAATACAAATAAACCATCTGTATTAGCTTGGACGATTCGGCATCCTACTTGTGTTAATTTCTCTGCTAACATAAGTAATAGTAGCTGACCATTTATCCTGATTTTCATTACTGCTTCAGGACTATAACAAAAATTATGTTCATTTTGTAGATTACCTGATAAACCATTTAACGCTAACTTTAATGTCTCATTCTTCACTTTATCTCCATTATGTTTTGCTTCTATTCTCTCTTCTTTAATCTGAGAATATACTTCTAAGAACTCTGGACCTAAATGTTTAGGATAGAATCCATATTCAATTAACATACTTGGGTATAGTGATGCGACATCGATGTCTATAAGCATCTCATTTTCTTTAGGAATAATTATTTCTGGATCATTCTTAGAATGAATTCCTCCTACTCCTACAGTATAGCGTAATCCTTCAAATACAAAGTTGTTCTCATATCCTTTCCTACCAGGAGATACTATTTGACTTTTCATATCATTTAGTACTTTCTGTAATATAGGACTATCATATTTAATAAATGGTAGTATTACATCCTTTAAAGGAATATAATCCATTGGAGATCTTAATCCTTCAATATCCCACCAAGACAAACCTGTCTTTTCTAGATACTTCTGAGTTAAAATCTTCATTCCAATATTTACACCATCTTTACTGAGAACTCTTACTCCATATTCGTCTTCAATAGCTATACGTAAATCAATATCTTTTTTACACCTATTTAAAAGCTCTGTAGTAGACTCAATATCATTTATATTATAGTCTATCATACTATCAAAATCTTCTAATGGAAGAGGTTTATCCCAATCACATACAAATTCTTGTACATTAGGATATTGCATAGTTACTTGGATTTCCTTCAAGCCTACTCTAAGTTTACTAGAGTATAACATAGTAAGTAAATCAAAAGTATCAAACCATATCTGATACTTCCAATGTTTCCAAGCATCTATATTATCTTCTGTGGAAGTAGTAATAGTTTTACTTAAATTAAATATAGAACTACATATAGTAGCTATATTATATTTCATTAATTTATCTTCATACTCTATAATATAATTTATTATAGGATTATCATAATGTAGATTATTATATCCACAAAAGATAACATCTGAATCTATTACTAATTCTGTTCCGTAGAAGTCTCCCCATTTTATATAGGAAGATACTTGTTTAAAGAATTTAACTAACTCTCTTAGTTGATTCTTTCTTTCAGAGATTTCAAATTTGTATATTTCTCCTGTTTCTGTATTTTTAACAGAACAGTGAAAGATATTTTGAAATACTTCGATATCGAATACAAATACCGTTTTTCCACGTATTTGCATAAAATTAAAGTTTAGTTTGTTTCTGTAGTCAGATTCGAACTGACACTCACATAGACTTACATATTGCTACGGCTCTACCTCTTTTTAAGCTATACAGAAGACCACCCCTGGAATCTCACCAGATTGGCTAAAAAACTGAGTTACATTACTTTTAAGTAAGAGGCTTTACTCAGCATCATAATTTTGTAATTCTAATAGAAATAAATCTATTCTAGAATCTTCATAGAAGCAATCATACTTAGTATTCTTAAGTTTAGTAACTGCTTTAGGGAACTTTTCCTGAGCTACAATGAAGACTGCTTGTCCTTCTCTTATCTCAGTGTTTACTTTAATTAATTTAGCTGATTCCTTTTTAATAGAAATAGCATCTAAAGAACTTATTTTCATATTATGCTGCATTAAGTTGTTGTTCCTTATCTCTAAATAAGCAATAACGATAATTACCGCCATGATACTTATTTGCATATTCTGATGCTTCCCAAATCTCAATACTGAAGAAGTCCTTCATAGACTTACTAAATATAGGTAACATTTCGAGAGCATCTCTTCTAAGCTCATCTAAGCTCTTTCTAGAAGGATTACAGCTAAAATCATAAGGAAGACCTTTACTATCCTCTCTGCGTATTATAAGTATATTAGGACAATTTTCTCGTCTAATTCTAGCAGTAGCTAGTTTTCTTGCTCTAGTATTACATATAATAGAATCTATTTTACTATTATGTGCTGCAATCTGAGCTTGTTGCTTAGCAATCTTATTCTCCTTACTATAAGTAAGATTAATAAGTTTGTTGTGATACTCACTAAATGGAGCATTATTAAAACGTTCTTCTTTCTGTTCCTTTGTTAGACTATAGTCTTTAATATGAGGTTTACTTAACGTAATCTCTTTTAAAGTAGGATGATGATATGTAGTTATACTACGTATTTTACCACTTTTATCTTTATAAGTTATAGTCTTAGCAATCTTAATAGATTGATTAGCTTCTTTTGCTGACTTACCAGACTCTGTCCAGTAATTAATATATTTATTGTTTTTCTGTTGATCAGTCTTATTCATAATTTAATAGTTTTATAAAAGAGCAAGTAAATACTTACCTGCTCTTTTGATTTAATAAATTTAATATTATGGATTTTGTTACATATTAAGCGACAACTAAGTATAAAGGTGCTGTGTCATCGCTTAAGTCTGTATTATCATTAAAGTCTGCAATAGCTTTACGCAGTTCATTCAATGTAATCAAACACTCACTTTGTTTATTACGGAAGTAATTACGAGTAATCTCTTCTGTAATACCTAGATTTCGTTTACCTTTCTTAGCTTTAAGAATAGGATTGATAGTATGCTTTTTCATCATCTCGTCAAGCTTTACATAATACTCATTTAAAGCAGATAGCTTATAAATGTTAATAATGTTTGCGTCTTTAGGAAGATCTTTAAGTTTCATTCCCATATTTGCACACTGAATACGAAGCTTAATAAGTATAAGCTGATCGTACAATGCTTTAATGCGTACTAATAAACTCTTAAGATCGTAGTTACGAGAAATTCCTTTCTTAATTACATTCTCTGTAGCAATAATCTTCCAATATCGAGAGATTTCACTTGTAATACTATCACGTTTTGTAATGAGTGTGTTTGGTTTAATATCTGTTGTAATTGATTTCGTCATATATAATTGATTTTAATTGTTAATAATTTGATCAATTGTATATTAGAAAATCGCTTACCTGTAGCGCCTCTAGTTCTATCGAAAGAATAGCCTTTATTATTTTAGGCTTGCCTTATTAACTTTACAGTCATCATCTAGAGGCATATGTAGCACGAGCGGGAATCGAACCCGCACAGGCTAATGCCTAACAGAGTTTAAGTCTGTCTTGTCTACCAATTCCAACATCATGCCATAAAACCAAGATACCTGACCCATCGTCTTAGGCTCTTGCGGTTTTATATAAACATTATCATTTCTTCTTTCTTTTATACTTATAAAGAAGTATTTACATCTAACTTCTTTACTTGTATAAAATACTTAATTACTCTTCTAATGAGTTTATTCAATCTTAAGTATGAATAAGCGTCCATCTGCTAATACTTATTCATGAATGATATTTAGTCGTTTTCGACTATAGAAATACCTACTGGTAAAGATCCTCCACCTAGATCAAGATAACCTATTGTATTTCCAATTCTTCGACCACGCACATTCTTTTTCTGCTGTTGTTGTGTGTCTTCGTCTATCAGCTTAATTTTGTCTATTACATAATCACCTTCTGTTACACCTAGAAAGGCATATAATGCAAATCGATCAATAACAGATTCATAGTCATGTTTTTTATAAGCATCTTCAATGATATTCTTAGTTAGAATATTACTAAGATACTCGTTTGGCGGTAGATACTTACTATATGCAGCAAGCATCATTGTACTTAACTCTCTGAATTCATATCGCTTCTCATCTTTGAAAAGCCAATTCCAGAATCCTTTCTTAGTTCTGCCGAAAGTCACTGACCCATCGTCATGGACTTTGATATAGGCAGGGATCTCTCCATTAAGTAGTATCTCACTACTAATACGATGATCCTTAAGTAAGAGTTCAAGTAACAGTTTTTTAGAGTTAGAAAGAATCTTCATTCTTTATTATTTTTTATTTTTTCAACGGAGTACCAATTTCGTCATAGTACTTGTCACAGTTTGTAGTCTGCAAGTTATTCAAATCCTGCAACATCTTAGAGAGATTCAGCATCTCTTCTGCAATCTGATTAGCCTTCTCCATCTCAAAGCCATTCAGACGATTTACCTGTTCAACAAGTGCAAGATAGTCAGTGAAGAAGATAGGTTCCCGACCAGCAATACTAGTTTTACTGTTGAACTCAACAGCCTGACGAATAGTATCCGTAGTTACTTCGTTGAATTTAGCCGGTCCAATCTTGAACTGCAATGACGGATCATTGTTCAATTCGATTACTGGAGTAACTCCATCCGGAAGGCAGACAATCTGACTACCAAAGATTTCAATTTCTTCAATGATATACTTCATGATAGGCCGTACAAGCCGTAACTCGTTCTTCCGGACCTTATCATTAAACTCAAGATCAGCTGGCTCTACCTTTACAGTAAGCAGTTTACGACCCATAAGGTTCCAAGTCTCAATTTCTGCTCTATACGGAGCGATCAAAGCTGTGTCAAATGAAGGTTTATTCATAATTTATATCTCCTATGTGATTTTAAGATTGATGTCTTAGCGAGATATTCAATCTATTGTTAATACTAAAATAATAAAAATTCACGTATTACTCATATTCTGCTAATTCTGCTTATTTATTATAAGTCCGCTTTAGTAAAGCTATGAAAAGAATTAATTAATCTCAATAATGTATTCAGTAATACGACGATTGTTAATGTCTGATAAAATTTGTAAATTACGATAAAATGTGTATAAGTATAATAGAACTCGCTTACTAGAACGTAGTGCTATTGCTCTACTCAGCATTCCCCGTAGGACTTTACTCATAAGACGTATGAGTCAACTGTTCTTCTGTTTATCTACTTCTACTTAAAACTTTATAAATATGTCATTGTATGAAATAATCTGTTAATTATTCCTTAGGCTTCGAGATTGTACTTAAAGGGGACTCGTAACCTTACCGTTTCCCTGTTTTTTGCCGTACCTTACAACGCGATTTGATGCAAAGATGTAAAGAGCTCCATCATCAATGAAATGGTATCATCTACGGGCATTTAGGCTTACAACATTCTAAGCGAATGAGGGTCGTTTCTGTTGAGAAACGTTACTAAAACACTAATACAAAAGCCGTCTAATTTTTCAAGACGCCCACTTTTGGACAGATTCACTTCCGACATTGCGATAAATCTCGGGTTACTACTTCATCTTATGGTATTTCCAACCATTCAACCAGTACCCTAATGAGAGGTACTAAAATTAGTCTCAGCGATCTCCTTGGCTAATATGTTGCGCATATTAGTTTACAGAATTTCATGTAGCAAGATTCTTCGATAGCGGGGTGGCTTGTAAGTTTGTCAAACCTACTGCCATTGAACTTCCCAATTGTTTTAAAGTTAAACATGTTTACATTCACCTTATTTGTTATAGCTGTTCGTTTCAGCGTAAGCACTTATACCGAATAGATTTATTGTCTTATATTCTCCATATACAGACTACTATAGTATAGCAATACACAGATTTAATTCCAATCTGCTTCGTGTCGGCCTCTAGGATGCGCGTAGGATCCTGCTCTATGCTGGAGTGCATAGCTCCTAACCTAATTATTTATAGCAAACCTTGGTACTAAAGTAACCTTACTTCTACTTTGTAAGTTTTATTAGTGGACTTACTCCACTTCCTTTCCTTTCGTGTAGATATACTTATATTGTTCATATATCTACCTACCAATAGTCTTATTGCGGACTTCAGGCGCTAGTTAGTTTATATCCTAGTGCAAAGCACTTTAGGTTTATAGTGACATTACTAACAAGTCACTTCTCTTATATATAACCTTAATCTCATTCTGCTTCAGTAAAACAGTATAGTAATTGCAACTATATTATGAAATATCTCAGGCTGTAAGACACGCAATTTACTTTCCATAGAGACTAAGTCTCAAACAGCTAACTCTAACGTTCACTGTATTGCGTATAGGTTTTGCACCTAATCCAGTTAATCTGTCACATAGCTTCTATACAAGTGAAGTTCTATGCGGATCATAGCTACTCAGCCATGTCCTGTCTCAATTTCTGCTAGTTATATATAAGCGCTGCTCCTTCATATATCTTATATCTAAGTTATAGTTTTGCTATCAACCTAACCTATTCCCAGTTGAATTATACTTTCTATACAACAGAAGTATTTAGATATAAAATAGAACACTAAGCCAATATTCTTTGGCTGACGGATTGTTTACCGCCCCGCACAGGGGAGTTTTGGAGACTACCCTAGAATGCTAGTCGATTCAGATTTAAATGACAACGTACGGCACGTGTTTACATTCCTTCGTGATTTCGCTTTTGAATTAGCCAACGAATGTATAAAGAGGTTAACGATACCCCTTGCCTTGTTTAGATGCGATAGCTGCTCCTTCCACATCTGCGTCTTTTAGGTCTCCAATACGGTTCTCACCTTGTGGGTTTCGCACGCTCTCCCACTTTCTTATTGCTTCTTCAGTTACTGGATAATTTGTAACACAATAAGTTATCATACTATAGTATAAATAGATAGTGTTTGCTATTATTAGTACATTTCAGTATCCTGTATTATCCACGTTACACAACTTAGTTAGGTTTAAGTAACGAATTTGTAGTTTATAGCCTTTATATACCGTTTTACTACTCTAGTTACGGTCTGCGTTTATCTTTGGCAGTTTTAATGGCATTAATTTGCTCATCAGTTTTGTACTAAATACAATGTCTGGTTCGTAAATTACCTCCTTTATTACTCGTTCTTTGTACTCTGGGCGTGTTTCAACGTCCCTTATAATTGTCACAGTTGTATTATCAACGTTACCGTTAAGTGATACAGTCTCATCTTTAAGATTTACAGAAACTGACTTATTCAAGCCTAGTACGTCTACTGGCATTTTAGGTACGTCTACCCAACGAATTCTAGTCTCTTCTGCTCCTATTGTTTGAGACGGAGAATTAGGATCAAATCCAATAAATCCTCCTAATAACACTACAAACAGTGTTATTATTAAATTTAACCGTTTCATATTGATTACTCTTCGGAGTAAGCACTCTTGTCTACATAACTAGAGAGCCGCATGATTGGCTTCACATAGTATTTAGCAATTTCCTCCATCTTGTCTTTTAAGATGTTCTCAGAATCGCCATAAGCAGCTTCAAGAGTCCTACGAATTGCTTTCGGATGAATTGTTATGAATCCCTTCCGGTCTTCATATTCCAAAGTAGCTTCTTCTTTTCCTTTCAAGATAGCATCAATTGCTTTACTTGTGTTAGCCGTAATGATGTTACGAGTAACTGCTTCAAGTTCCTTCTCATAAGTAGTCTTAAGATCAGGACTAGCCTTTTCGTTCCAATCATTTGTTTTCTTTTCAGCATTGATTGAAACAATTACTTGGATAAGTTCTGCTACTTCCTTATCAGTTATACTTGGACACCAAGACTTAAGTAAAGCATGAGCACCAAGGATACTGTGTTCAGAACTCATTTTACCCCTTACCATACCCTTTATTGCGGTAAGTAAGGTAGCATCTGCTCCTTTGTTGATGATATTCGCAAATACTACAGATTTCTTTTCTTCCATAGAGAATGAGAATGCTCTACGTCCCCATTCGATACCACTCAACAAGTTACTACCGATACCTCCAGCTCCTTGTTGAGCGAAGATTGATCGTAATACTTTAAGTTTCTCAGGATCCGGCATCTTTGGATCTGCTTCAGGAATGTCAAGTTTTGCAACTTTCTTGTCCTCTTTAGCATTATTGCGAACCTCTTCCGGAACTTCTTTGAATTCAAGAACTAACTGTTTTGAATTGTCTTCTGCTTGGATATACTTAACCTTGATGCCAAGATAGTCTCCAAGTACGGCTTCTGCTTGTTCTCTCATATCTGAGTTAATACGAATACCCATACTTTGGAAGTCTCCTTCAAGCTGAGTAAAGTAGTTAACAAGAGTAACAGCTGTCATTACATCAAACTGTTTCTTGAGATTCTTCTTTACGTCTTCTGGAGTCTCCGGATTGTCAAGGTATTCCTTGTGCAAGATACCCATAAATTCAATAGCATGATTCTTATCAATGCGATCTCCTTTACCGCCGGCACTTCCAACAATCTGTCCAATAGATGAAGAAATAGACATTGCTGTCTCTTTCTTACCTTCTACTACTTCGGGAACGATAACTTTTGGTTTCTTCCCTTTCTTTGTCTTTTCGTCCTTAACCTCAGGGGTTTCTTTGGTTTCTTTGTTTTCCACTACTTCCTGAGGTTTCTCTTCAGGTTTAGGCGCTTCAACAGGTGCTGGAGTAGCATCCTGAGTCTTTACTTGTTCCTCTACCTTATTTGTTTTTGTTTTACTAGCTAATGCTTTAGCTTTCTTACTTGCTTTTACCATTTTGATAATGAGGCGCTCCTTCGCCATTTAATTGTTAAATACTTTGTAGATACAATAAAATAATACGTCAAGAATTGAAGTCTCTTCACGAATCATCAATGTATGTACTGTTTACTTCCTTTGTAGATGTTCCTTCTGCTTCAGTTACTGTACTGTCACGATCAGCTTTGTTTTCCTTACTTGTATAGTCCTGATTGCAAGGTAATGCATTCCAAACAACAGATGCATTACTACTATACATGGGAGCTGGTTCTACAGTAACTACTGCAGCTTTCTCAGGAGTAGATATACATTTCTTATATACCTGTTTAACTCCTGCACCTACAATTAAGCCTACTGCTAGAATGGCCATTAATCTAGTGAAGGCTTTGGCATCTTTCATCAATCTTGCGATGATGAAACAAATTGTTATTGCAGCAAGCAATAGACCAAATGAATTTGCCATAATTTGTAAGTATTGGTTAATATTAGTTAAATAATTGTTTTAGTCTCTGTCTTGCCTTATTCAAACAGGTTTTAACTGTTGCTTCTGGTATGGCAAGCTCTTGTGAAATTTGTTGATAGGATTTCCCATCAAGGCGAGCGTATATTAAATCTCTATATTTCTTCTTTAGACGAGGAATGCATTCCATTACGATATCGACATTTTGTTGAAATATCATATTATCTTCAGGACTATGCTCCAACCCGCTTAGTTGAATTTTAGACTCTTCGTCATCAATATAGCTATTTAATTGCTCTTTTTTGTTCCGTCTTATATAGTCAATTGCAGTATTAACTGTAATTGTCTTTAACCACATTTCAAATGAAATATGATTAGTAAAAGATTGCAATTTTAAGTACACTTTAGTGAATACCATAGATGTTATATCATCTGCTGCATCTGTATTTCTTACTACATTATTTGCAGTATACCAGACTGTTTTGTAATATTTGTTGTAAAGTGCATTAAAAGCTTTTTCGGAACCATCTCTAGCTTGCTCTACTAGAAGTTTTTCTTCTTCTTTCATAGTAGCTAGATTTTAGTGGACTATAGCCAACCCAATGACTATAATCCTGAAAAGAATTAAAAAGGCAGTACGTAATTTATAATATACTGATGTACAGCTGCTTTCCTTTTCCAGTATAAATCTCTTATCCAATTAGTCCAATCTAATCTTATATCTGAGTCTAAATAAGTAAGATTCACAATCATATTAGTAACTATTCTTAATTGTACTAATTCTGTCTTAGTATTAGTACTCTCAAGATTAGCTATCATAGATAACATAAGTTTATCTTGTATTCTTCGGATGATAGTATAGATTTCTGGATGAGTAGCTCTAATACTAATATAGTTACGTAAACCATATGTTATAGCTCCGTCCATACTTTCATCTACTACGATTTTATACCAATTCTTTCCTATATTTATAAAGCCAGTACAGTATACCTTTCCATTTAAAATAAATGGAGTATTCATATCATGTGTAGTTAATATGGGTATATGTCCAGCATAGAACCTATAGAATGGTTCTAAGTTTGTTTGTAAATACTCAATGACATTCATTACATTTCTCCTTGAAGTCTTAAACGAGTTTCAATTTGACTTATAATCATATCTGCCTGAGATTTTGAGAAGCCCTTTTGTATGAGTACTACTTGAGTCTTTACAATATATTCATCAGGATACATTGTACGATTAAGTCTGTATGAGGCTATATAGCCAGCAAACTCTTTCTCAGTATACTCAATTCTGTTCTTCTCCGTAGCCTCCAAGCCTAATGTATTCAATACTGCCTGACTTACAGCTGGCTTATCAAATATATAAGACTTTGGATTAGCCATGATGTCTTGTATTTCAAGACTTTCTTTTTCTAGTACTGTGATAGTACCATCCCTTTCCATATCATTCAGCAAGATGCCTCTGATAATAGTTAAGCAGGGCGCAGTTCCTGCAACTCTGATTAGCACACTTGTGCTTTTACCATTGGCTATATATAAGCCTGGTTTCTTAAGTTCTAACATAATTATACCTCCTTTTTGAAAAATTTGTCTGCTACTGTCTTTGCATCTGTAATAGATAGTTCATACTTATCTTTTACATGAGAAAGAAAATCCATTTTACTTGTACAAGAACTAGATAATTTCTCTAATTCTTCTTTTACTCCTGGCTTATTAAATTTAACCCAGGGGATAATTTCAATTACTTTTACCGACATTGCTCTATATAATTTGTAATTTCTAAATCAATTTTCTTCCAGAAATCATATCCTTCACTTGTATTGTGAGGATCGAAGCAGAACATGAAACCTAAATTGATACGAAATTTAATTCGTTCAATAGATCTCTTAAACATAAACTTGTTCCTCCAACATTGAGGAACACAGTATTCATACATATACTTAATGAAGTGAGTTAATACTCTATTCTTCTTTAGTACATGATACCATTCAGGAGGTATTAGATCATTGATTGCTCTGTTTACACTCATAATTTACATCTTTTTGAGGTCCATAAAAGGAATGTTCGTAATCTGTATCTCTCAATAGGTTTATAGCATCATAGATTGACCATTTAATTGAAGTAAGACTACCTTTTATAGCGTAGTTTCTTGTACTCTTAATGATCCTTTCTAGCACAATAGTTACACCTACAAGATACATAATTGCAAAATTCCTCTTGCTAGCTTTAATTTGTTTTACGCTTCTCATAATTTTGATAATTAGATTTGTAGTGAGGGAGGGAATCGAACCCTCCTTATTTCCTATCTCACTCCAGCTTTTTACGACTTTAAAATTCTGTCTAGTACACCATCCGTATAACCTTCTGTTCCACAAATGCTACGCCTATTTTAGTACCATATAGTATAACGTAGCCCTAGAATTCTAATTAGCTTAGCCGTTGACTTATCGTATTACGCTGCAATACGAGTATAGTCTGTTACATAAAAGTTGCCAGTTATGGCGTTATTGACCTATTCTATTTTCACTATTGCTGTCAAAACCATAATGCCCCTAGATTAAGGTTTCCTTTTTATAGGACTTGCAACCTAATGGCTAGGAAACCTACTAATCTCCTTGTTTTGTTTTAGTGGAGCATGAGGGAGTCGAACCCTCGTCCAAACAATGATTCAATAGACCTAACAGTCAATTTTTTAATTTCTTTAAAAAAGAACTACTCCTACTTATTCGTATTTCTTATTCAGTAGGCAACCCATATCCTTCACCTGACCTAAGTATAAATACTTGGTTGACCGTTGTATAGTCCATTGTACTCTTGCTTATTTCTAAGCTTCCATTAGGGTTCTGGTTGGTTAGTAGTTCTTAAGGTTGACTTCACCATATTAACTTGTTTAGGGTTAATAATACAAATCTCTACCATATACCTCTGGCGAAGGAGTAATGATAGTCTTTTTATTTTGTGTCACTTTAGAGGATTTCTCTCTAAATTGGCAATCAGTGCAATATTGTTTGTTGCAGTTGAGTGGGCAATCATTCTTAAGCATATTACTTTTAGTTGCCCTTAATACATGATTACTAATTAATTTACTCATAGCTTATACCTTTGAATGTCTTACGGTCATAAGGTTGTAACTTGGCACGACGAGGTGTCTTTGTTTTCTTAGCACTGGCTTTAGTCATACTATATACACTATCTTTGAATGTCTTTCCCATATTACTTTAGAATTAAAGCAGATGTTGCTAATTTAGGAATATAGGAACCTCCTATCTTTTTAAGATAACGATAGTCTGTAGCACTTGTAGGGCCTTTTGCAAGTACTTCAAGGATAGGTTCTTCGATAGCATGGTCAATAAGATGAGCCTTCCAGAATTCAGCTCTAAAGCCTTCTTCTTCTACTGGGTCTCCACATACTTTACAAATTCCTTTGCAAGCTGTAATGAAGTCGCTATCTTTTTTCTGTCGTGCTGTAGTAGGAGATTGATTACTGAAGAACTCATTAGGTACTTCAAGTACATTACCTATACTATCACCAAAGCTATCAGCTAAGATCTGTTTAACTTCCTCAGAAGTCATAGTGGGATCTGTAATCCCGAACATAATTAGTTTCATAAATTATTGATTAATTGTTAATAGAATTTAAGAATTCTTAATTTCTTTATAGGCATGTTGATGCCAACGAACTCCGCAATGTTTGCAGTAAACTCTGTCCTTAAACTTCTTATTAATTTCAGTTTTAGGATCAAACTCACTACTCCATTGATGACCATTGACCATACAGTCAATTTCATTCATAGCTCTAGTATAAGCTAGAGGGCTATTAAAAAGCTTTTCTCGTACTTTTTGTTTAGCCATAGATCGCACTTTATATGCTCTCCATTTGTAATAAAGTTTTTTGATAATACTCATTTCTTTAAATATTTAAAGTTAATAACATTCTGACGACGACCAGGATACTCTGGATTTTGTTTAGCTAGTATCAGCACATTTGTTAGAATAAAGGTTGTCTTAAGAATAATAACAAATTTCTCTACATATTTACACTTTAGACTCTCTCATAGTTTTAACACATAAGCAGGATTGCTGTCAAACTTTCCTTATTGGTGTACCTGATTTTAACGTCTGCACGATCATAAGCACAAATACGAGTATTTCTACGCGCTTTCTGTCGTATTCAGCTAAGGGCTATAGATATGCGCTTACTTACGCCCCACAGGTTTGTCATTTCCTGAGGATGACTATGCCTACTTTCACAAGCAAACACAGTCTGAGTCGTCTTAGTGAATTGAATCAGGCTTTAATTTCCTTGGTATAGTATCAGGTTCAGTTGCCCTTTGTTTATAGATTGCATTAATTTGCGCACCAAATTCTACATTATCGTAATCCTTCCTGTTAGAGAGATACTCTTTAGCGATATCACTGTTTGACATATTTGTACCTCCTTTCATTAGAATAGCGATTAATGCTACATCCGGCATATTCATGAATATTGAATCATATCTTTCATATTCCTTAGTATCCCGTCGGAATTGAAGTACGTCATCAATTGTTGCTGGTTCGTCTATAACTTCTCCAGCAGAAGTAATTGTTTGTACACTTTCAGTTTCTTCATTACTGAAAATATTGCATAGCTTGTCTGTACTATAGCATGTATAGAATGAGACTAGTGCAGCTATGATTGCAAATACTAGAGCAATAATGCTCAATTTGTTGTTGTTTTTCTCCATTTTTGATAAATGTTTTTAAATGTTAATTACTAATGTTTACTATTTTATTTTATTGTATCTCCCACATAATATATATTATAGTAGATATAATCCTTAACTTGTTGTTTATTTACTTTGTTATTTATAGGATTCTTTATATCTAATATACATATATCTTTCTCTTGATATTTGTTTACTATAATATAGTTCTTATACTTAGCTTTTAGCTCTACTATGTTTATAGGTTCATTAGTATTAATTTCTATACTACTACCAATTATATAAACAAGTGTAGATATAATTAATATCAATATAATTGATAATGCTACTTCACTTATATTATTTACTATATTATAGTGTTTATCTCTTCTAATTGTAACCATTTTGATAATGTTTAAAAGTTAATCTTTAGATAGTACCTTAGTAGGAATAGGAACCTACATAAACAGTAAACTGTTTGTTTTATTACCCCAATCTGTATTACTACAGAATTAAACTATAAGGCAGAGTAAGCAACTTTTGTTATAATACACAATCTAAACACTTTATTGCGTTGATTATAACAACTTATTGCTAATCATATAGACTAAAGGAGGCCAATCCCAAGTCTATACCCATCTGTTTTCGCTTGGCAAGAGCATCGAAACAGATAACGGAATGTTCTAAATAGATATACTCTAGAATATATCCTACATTAATCTCATTATACTTCATGCACTAGTATCACTAAGTATGTTGAGGGCCAATCTTACTTTCGTAAACTCTTTGCTACTGTAGCTAAAGTACTTAAATAAGATTTATTTAATATGCAATTGTGTTTTATACACTCTGTTATATGAATTAACGCTAACATTTGTATAACATAATCACTATATTTCAAATTTACTATTAAAAAACGATATTCTATGGTGTCAAATTCAGTAGCTACTCTTACATTACGACTATTTGACCAGAAAAGTTTCTCACCTACATTTTTATATTCAAATATATATTGTAAATATTTAATTGCTTCAGGATTTCTTATTACTAATCTTTTAGTATAATAACTTACTGCATCATCCCAATTATATATACTTGGTTTATGTAATTCATTCTTGTAATATTTTGTATAATGTTCATTATATTCATCATATTTACAATCTATATGCATATGTACACTACTATTTCTAGCAATAGCAGCATTTTCTTTCATGTCTTCTAGAAGTATATATAATCCTTTTAGACCATTAATTCCATTTAGTCTTATACGATTTTCACGAAGGCGATGATCCATATTTCCATCAAATCCTGAATCATAACTACTACAATTATGTCTAAGTATTAGATTTTTTATCTTTTCTGATGTGGGATTATCTGCATCATGTTCAATCTCAATACCTACATTTAATGAATTATATAAAGTAATAGGCTTATAATTACGTGACTTATCTTGTAGTAATCTTAGCTTTTCTATTATATATTGTAATTCATCAAATACTTGGTTAAACATTCTATGCATATTATGAAGAGAGCTAAAAACTCTAATATTATATAAATAATATTCCTCTCCTTCATTAATACCATATCTGTTACTTATTATGTATGATATTTGTCTATCACCGCAAGTAGATGTTGTATCAAAACTTTCTGATTTATATTTAATATTAATTTCTAGAAAATAGTTTCCTCCTACTTCTTCTGTACTTATAGGATGAGTAATATCTTTTAAAGCCTCCTCTAGTATATTTGATTTAACTTTTCCTTCTCTAAATGTAAAAATTTTTTCTTCGAGATTATTATGATTATTTACTAACCATTTTGCAAACGTCTTTAACTCATTAATACATTCAGTATACTCAAGAGTACTTGTTCTTGTCTTTTTTATTCTTTTATATGGCCATATTCTATTAACGTATTGCCATAACATTCTCTTGTTTCTTTGCTTCATTTTAAAGGCTTCCCATGCAAGTGGTGATGAAGCGAGTGCTGTAATGCACGATTCTTGCCATTTAGTCATAATCTTTAATGTTTAATAAAAAAGGGATAGAATAGTCTACCCCTTAATAGTTATCAAATTCTTTTTGTCCTACCAGCCTCTTTCGCGTTCACCGCATCTTATAGAACTGGACATCTTCTCAGGTTTAGCATTGCTTTCAGCTTGCTTATTGCCTGCGTCTTCAACTACTTTCTTGCACAATTCACGTAGTTCTTTGTCGTCTTTGTAAGCTTTAGTAGTCTGCAAAGCTATTGCTATTTCTACTTCAGACCCACACAGTTCAATAAGCTTTTTAGCTTTTGAATTAGCTGCTAACTTGATCCCATTCTCTTTAATGTAATTAATTACACTTTTCATAATTTTGATAATTTTAGTTAAACAATATTGTTGTAAAAAGATTTCTGACTAAAATGAAGATTTAGTTTCATAGGTACAAACTGGAAGATTTGATTTAACCTATTACTTACACATTCGCCACGTGAAGGCATCTTCGTGAATGCGATTAGTATATCTATATTCACATACAAATATACTAACAATACTACGCTTAGTATCTACAAATCCATATTATTCTAACGAAACAAATAATTAAGACACAAATAATAGTTGATATGCTGTATATGAGGACTGAGCTACGCTTAGCTCTGTTATAACACACAGTTTTGCATTTATCAGATAGAAATAGAACAGGGTGTGTGTTATTGCATGATTTTAAAGTCTGCACTAATACTATTTTACAGATGAGTATTTTAAGCTTTCCCGTACGTACTTGCTCTGTATGAATAGATATAAGCCCCACATGCTTGTCAAGGATTCCCACCTTAAAGAACTCTCTACCTGCACACGCTAACTCTTAAACGTCTCGAGCCTGTGATTCAGTAGAGAGTTATTTGACACTTGTTGTTCAGTTAGTGTCAGACTGTCAAGTACCTCATTAAGCCTATCGAGGTAATAGCTTATTCCCATCTATACTTGCTTTGGTTAGTTGCTACTAAAGGGTGCACTCACAGCGAACCTAACTGTGCCCTTACCACGTGGATTATATTATATGCCCTGTATTACTCCTATGTGCATAAGGATAATAATACATTTAACGTACTCTGCCGAGGAATATAATATTTACTCTTGACTCTGCATTCAAATTGATTTTACAGGCTTGTCACTGTCTTTGGCTGCGTTACTTGTAAATGTTTAATCTACGTGATGTACATGTTGCTATCAAGAGATAGCGTTTTCCATTAATTGTTCTCATAATTTAATTGATTTAAATGTTAATTACTCTTTTGATTCTGATTCAATGAAACATGCTAATAATGCTGTACTTATTATAGAATATACAGTAACCCCAATAAGAGCAAATCTATCATTGGGTGCTAATACTATTAATACTGCTAATATAAATACATATACATAAAATATTGCAATTCCTTTCATATTATATATTGTTTGATTTGCATTTTACACCTAAAACTTATAACTGCGCAACGCATAGCCTGAATATTACACGTTCTCTATCAGTCCACAGAATTCACTGCTTCATACGGCAGCTGAGTACGCCCTTACGTCTGCCAACTATACTGTTATAAGAAACTGGTGCCCTCAATGTCTTGGGAAGTTATTGAGTTTTTTGAGATAATAGGCTATTATTTCTCCGGCCTATTAGCGGATAGTAATATTAATTACTTTACTCTATAAGAGTTAATATTGCAATGGTTGAGCTCCTTGCGGTGTTTGTGTGAAGGTTGGTTGCTTTTGAGATGTAGGAGCTGGAGCTGGTTGTACTACTTGACCTCCAATTATTTCAGGAGCTGGAGTAGTTGGTATAAGCTGAGGAGCTTTATCTTCTTCAGCTGGTACACAATATGCACTAAATGCTCTTTGCCCTACTTCTTCGGGAGAACCTCCACGTATCCATTGCTTTTCTCCGAATTCGTCAATATAATATTGACAGAATATACGTAGTGTGGTGTAAAGAATAGGTTTTCCACCTTTCGATACAAGCGAACCAGCTTTGATTGCTTCTCTTGCTGGTCGAGTTGCTGTTGCAGGTTGAGCTGGATGGTCTGACAGATGTTGTTTGTAGAACTTCTGTGGTGGACACCAGTCAATCCAACATCCTGTTACGTATTGTAATTCTTCAGGAATTGGTTGGTCTGCTTGTGCTGTTCCTCCATGTTCAATTGATAACAATGGGGTGAGTATGTTTACAATGGGCTGAATGAAACAAGTAAATGTTTGCATGTCTTCCCAAGGACATAAGGTATTTTGAAGTTTGGCTACTAAATAATTAGTGCCTGCATTCTGCTTACCTTGTTCAACTTTTTTGATTAACGGTTCGATTAATTTATAACGTGCCATGACATGATACAATTTGCCTATACATTGTGAGGTTTCTGCGAAACATTACATATTACAAGTAATATTTCAAGGTTTTTGGTGATTTGTAAATTATAGCTATATATTACGTGATGAGGTAATACATTGAAAATGGGAAAAGCTGAAAGGTTGTAGAGTCTTTCTACATACTTACATGTTTAGCCTTTCTTGCTTCTCCCAATGCTTAGCAGCTGTGCCTGATTTGCTTCCTGTGCGCAGCCTTTGTGTTAATACTGAGTACTGTGTACTATGTATAGCATACGTTTCCAACTTTATGCACCTCACTTTGTGCAATTTTTATGCTATACGCTCCACTTATTGCTGCTTCAATCTTAGGTATTTGACTTTTATTCCAACCAGCAAGACAACACAATCTGTTAGTGGTAGGTTCAATGCAAATAACATCCATATAGTCATCGTGTAACCAGAAATCTCTGTACCATAGAGGTAATACCTCTACCATTGGTTCACGAAGTTGTTGTTGGTTACGTATTTCCTCAATATCTCCTTCAATTATATCAGTAATTACACATACTCCTTCTGGTACAACAGTTAGGTCTTTAGCTACTTTATAACCATAACGTTCTGTTATATCGCTGTCATCGTAATAATTATTCATATTCCATAGCGTTTAAATAGTTCTACTTTCTTACGTAATACAGTATTAGTAGTTACAAACATGTTGTAGTGCGTAGCAACAGTACATTCACCATAATCATCAGGATGTGAGATTACTTTAAATGTCTCTTTAAGGATAAGCCAATCGTGTGCAAATACTTTCCTATACTTATAGTAAGATAGCATGATAAGCCAATAGCCAATATACAATTTGATTTTGTTAAGCATGATAGATAAGTTTTAATTAATACTCAATAATTGACAGTAGTAGTTGATTTGCATCCTGTTACATTTATAAAGTAAACACACATCAATACCTGGGGGACTTCCCGATTGTTGACAGCCGTGGGGGATTTGTTTTGGTGTATATCCCGCATTCACACCCACATTCAAAATTTTATTTTCTAAAAAAATTTTTATAAAATATGTTAAATATCTATAATTATTTTAACATTTTGCGTTATTATTAATATAACTTAACAATATGAATAGAGAAAAAGTATTTTCTAAGATAGGTTATGCATACCTAGATGAGATGATAGAAAGTCTATCTAAGTACCCTGGTATAAAGATACAGTACCCGATTAGTGATTTTACTGCAGGTAATACACTGTTTAAAACAGTAACTTATGATGTAAATATTGCAGTAGCTACCTACAGTAAATACAGAGAAGAAATAGAACTACTAAATAAAGAAGTAGATAGACTAACTAAAAGCATAGATAGTTTAAACAACAAATTCTGTAATGAGCGATGGTTAACCAAATGCCCTAAAGAAATCATTCTAAAAGAGTACGATAAACTAAACTATCTAGAGGAAGAAAGAGAATTAAAATATAAACAGATATTAAATAGATTATATATCTGTCCATTACCTATATTTACACACAAATAATATGAAATTAATAGAATCTAGTGTACAGATAATTAAGGAGAAAGATCCTTACAAGATGATAGAATTAGCAGGTAGAACGTGTTATAAATCAGAGGATAAGATAACAGAAGACAGTGCTAAAGAGTTCGTAGATCGTATGATTAAGCTTGGTCATGGGGCTATGTTGGAGCATGGTACTATTTACTTAGCGTGTTTAGTATTTGATGGTGATGTAGACAATAATAACAATCTTACACCCAACCATAGATTTTATAAATATCAAAGTAACAAGTATTCAAAAGTAAAGGTAGCTCAATATGCATGGAGTGGAGAGGATGTAGCATGCGTAACTACTAACTTAAGAGTATTAGTAGAAAACAATTGGTTAGATGATCTAAAAACATATCGATGTGAACCTACAAGGTATCACGAAAAACGTATCACAGCTAAGTTCATATGCGATCGCGGTGTATCACATGAATTTGTACGTCATCGCGTATTTAGCTTTGCTCAAGAGAGTACTCGTTACTGCAACTATAGTAAGGATAAATTTAATAATGAGATTGTATTTATTATACCAAGTTGGGCAGAAGTAAATAAATTTGGAGAAATAGTAGCAGATGACAATGAATGTTTCTATCATTTCAAACGATCATTAGAATTTGCAGAATCTAATTACTTTACTCTGCTTAATAACGGTTGGAAGCCTCAACAAGCAAGACAAGTACTCCCTAATGCAACTAAAACAGAACTAGTAATGACAGGCTTTGAGAGTGATTGGGAGCATTTCTTGTCATTACGGACAAGCAAAAATGCGCATCCAGACGCTCAACAGTTATCGTTAAAACTAAGAGAGTTATTATATGACGAAAAATAATTAGTATTGTGTGTATAAACACACGTCCCCGAGTGGAAAATGTTATATAGGTATAACTAGATAGAATCCTATTAAACGCTGGGGTTAGGATGGATGCAATTATGTTATAAAATTGAAAAATGGTAATTGGAAACATCCTGCGTTTGCCCCAGCGATACTAAAATACGGGTGGAATAATATAATACATGAAATATTACATGCAGGATTGACTAAAAAATAGGCTTGTGAGTATGAAAAATTATATATAAAACTATACAAAAAGGAATACAAATCATACAACGTCACTGATGGTGGTGAGGGGGCTTCTGGTATTAATTTTACACCTGAACAAATTGAACGTATGAGGTTATCACACACAGGTTTAAAACAAACAAAAGAAACAATAGAAAAGCGCGTTAGAAAAAATAAGGGGAAACATAGAACAAAATCTTCTAAGATGAAGCGAAGTAAACCTGTGTTATAGTTTGATAAATATGGTAATTTTATATCCGAATATTTCGGTCTAAATGAAGCTCAGCGTATAACTGGGGCACGGCATATAAGCGAATGCTGCAATGGATATAGAAAAACAGATAAAGGGTTTATATGGAAATGGAAATTAAATGATGGATGTAGTGGTGCAGCTCATCCAGATGCTAAGAAATTAGCTGATGAATTACGTGAATTAATGGTTAAATAATGTTAAAATATTGCCGTTAAATAGCCATAATTGTTCTTAATAAATGTTAAAAAGTTGATATAAATGGGAACCTAAAGGCATATTTATACGTTACTGTCTATGCAGTCAATGACAGTCTAAGACATACTAAGACAGATTAAGTAGTATTAATAGACCTTACTTTAGATAAAGTATACTTTAGTTAAGTATATACTAATATATAATATTATACGCATTATGGGTAAAAGAAAGTTAGTTAAAATAGAACCAGCATACTCTGGTAAATACATAGATTACAAAGGTAGTACATATCAACTAGTACAGACAGAAACTTCTTCTAAGTATTGTGAAGGATGTGCTTTCTATAATAAGAAATGTGACGATAAACTTGTATCTTACTGTAGACAAGGATTTATATTTAAAAAAGCAGAATTCTAATGAATGAAAGTTTTATAATAGGTTTTATTATAGGATCTGGTATTACTCATGTAATATGGAGGTGTATATACAAAGCTAAAGAATATGCAGAAGGAGAAGAGAATAGTAGAGATACTAAATAAGAAATTTGAAGTAATACCAAGTAAAGGAGGTAGTTGTGATGATTGTTACTTTTTAAATAAACAAACATGCCCTCCTAAAGCCCTTAGAAATTGTATATGGGGTGGTAATATACTAAAAGAAATTAAGAAATAAACAATAAAATAATATGGAAGATAAAGTACTTGAGACAGTAATAAACGGTTTGGAATATATTCCTTTGAAAGATATTTTGATTAAACCTCTAGAACCAATCATGCTGAAGAAAGAAGTAACTGAAGCAGTTGGTACTGGTGAAAAAGACGTAGATGGATATGAGAAGTTTGAAACTAAGACAGAGGTAAAAGAAGTAGAATCAGAGTGGAGAACCGGTATCGTACTTGCAATTGGAACAGAACTTACAACACAACCAGAATTTGCAGTTGGAGATACGGTTGTATTCAATAAGAAATTTGCTAAGGATTTTGATTTATTTAAAGACAGCATGCTGGTTAAACCGTATGATTGTGTGGCTAAGAAGATTAAGTTAGGTAAATATTAATGCGTTTAATGTTGTTGTGGAAGGCTAGATCCTCAGACCTAGCCTTTTTCTTTATATTTACAGTTAACAAATGTTAAAATATTAATACCTTTTTAACATTTCCCGTTTATATAATTGTAACAACAATTAAACCAACTAAATAATAATTATTATGAGTATGAAATATAAAGTAGTTAAAGAGTTTGCATGTGCTAAAAAAGGTGATATCCTTACTTGGAACGACGATACTATGATGTTTGAATTTAATTACAAGGACGATACTAGTGAACGTGGGATGTATATAGATGAACAAACTTGTAAAGAATATGTAGATGATGGGTATATAATCGCTATTGAGGATGAAGATGAATGTAGCTGTGATGATATGCTAATTGAAGAGTTATCAGATAAGCTTACTAAGATTGAGTCTACTATTGATGACTTACTTACTAAGTATGAAGAGGATCATAAACAGATGAATGAAGCTTATAATGATCAGGAGATTCCTACTTGTGTTAAGGTAGAAGCAGATACTGTATACTACAATCTTACTAAAGTATTAAATACAATCAAAGACATTATTAATGAATAAACTTGTAAAGACCGTTAAGAAAGCGGATCTTTATCGAGAATTCCTCAAATCACTTGATGGTGTACTTTAGCTTACTGACAGGGAGCAGGATATAATGATATTACTCATTGGTATAGATATAAATACTCCTAAGCTCCCTGGTTATAGTAAGAATGTTATAAGTACAGAAAACAGACGTTATCTAAAAGCCGCAACAGGCATTACTAGTGATAACCTAAGTAGATATATAGGAAGATTAAAAGATAAAGGTCTGATTATAAAAGGTAAAGCAGACGATGAATGGATAGTAAATCCAGCATTGATACCTGAAGTGATTGGTGATAGAGTACAATTAACAATCGTATTACGATTAGAAAAAGAATAACATGAATATAGAATATATGACAATAAAACCTGGTTCTATCTTATTACAAAGGGATTATAATTGGATAGTTAAACTGTGGTATAAGTTAGTAAAGAAAGAACTCAAATTTAACAGATTTACCATCTTTACTACTGACTGTGATTTGATTAACATTCATGGAGAGCATAGAGACGCAGTAATAGCAGAGCCTAAAAAGGCTTATAGTAAGAAAGAGCTTAAAAGACTGAATACTATTATTGACTCTTCTAAGAAAGAAGAAGGTGACTGGTTATCTTCTGATAAGGCAACAGTATCAGACTTATTCATAGCTATAAACTGTGTTAGACCTGATACATTTGAGGGTAAAAATAACTTAAACGCTTTCCTTGATAATAAATACTACAATATTAAGGAATTATCAGATGAAGCAAACTGGAGTGAATATATTTTCTGAGTTAAGCTAGAAATACAATTTACCTACTTAGATAATAAAAACAATATGTATTCATCCTTTCTTATTTGCTAATAGAAAGATAAGCCAAAGAGATCAAAGACCTTTAATGTTTACTTACTTAGGTAAAATAAAGATAAAGAAGAATCATGAAAGATAGGAAGATAATTAGACTGAGTAAGCTACCAGAATATGATGTAATTACAGAACTTATCGAATATATGATATATTATAAGTTATCCTATCCTACTGGTAATAAAGATACTTGTGAAGTACGATTAATTGATTCGTCTTGTGAAATAGTTACTCCTAATACGATCTATAAGATGACGGATGAGGTTTATTTATATCTGTACTTACTTAGTAATAAAGCTATAGCAAATATTTATAAAGTGATAAAAGATGATTAGATGTTATGACATAGGATTATATCCTGCATATTTATGGGTATCTACTTTAGAGTATTTTGATAAGTATAAATCTAGATTTTATTACTATGCTAGTATAGCAGATATGAATAATGATAATCCTGGTACTCCAACTAGTCCAACTAATAAAGGTGGGGTTACATTCGTGGTAATAGAAAAGAAGACTAAGAAGAAAGGAATACTAATTCTAATAGATGTAGATATAAAAGGTATAACTGACTTTGACTTTGATGTAGTAGCTCACGAATCTGTACATGGAGCAGATGCTATATATGACTTCATTGGTGCATACGGAGAAGGTTACGATAGAGGCAATGAGCCATATGCCTATTTAGTAGGCTTCATAGCAGGTAAGATAGGTCAATACATGATAGACTATATAAGAGACAATAAAGATGAGAATGGATAAAAAAACATCGCTAGCTTTACTCCAGCTAGAGAAAGAAGGAGCCAAACAAGGTCCTAAGATAATGAGTGACATGTTTGATGTAGTAGAGAAAGAGATTGAAAACGACCGTCTAACTTATGAAGAATTTATTAATGTTTTCATAGAAGTCTTTCAACAAAATGTACCAGAAGAAGCTGATGAGTCTACTGTAGAAGTTAGAGAGGAGTTAGTGAATAAGATTTGTCAAAGCATAATAGATAAGTATGAACAAGGGAATGAAGAATGACTTTAAAGATGACAAACTTAGATGGGATTTACTTCCTCTAAAAGAAATCGAAGACATCGTTAAAGTATATACTGAAGGAGCCAAAAAATATTCAGATAATTCATGGCAGTTACTTGATAATGGCTATGATAGATATAAAGCTGCATTGTTTAGGCATCTAGTACTATTCGAAAAAGGAGAGGAGATAGACAGCGAAACCGGTTGTAGACATCTTGCACAGGTAGCTTGGAATGCAATAGCGATGCTGTACCACTCTAAACATAAGACGCCAGAAAATCTAATCAAAGCTTTAGACAAACGTATTGAGGAGAAGATAGATTGTTGTAATTCAATATTAGATAATATTAATAAGTATGAACATAACGAAGGAGAGTCTAGAACAAGAGATAGCGATATATCAGAAGATGCTGGAGAAGTATCAGAATAATCCTGAATACGTTAATCCAAATTGTTCAGAAATGCAGGCTAGAGTGATACTAGCAAGATTAAAGAAAGAGTATTATACAGATTATAGAATTGATTAATTATGGAACACTTAATTGGACGTATTTTTGAATATAAAATTAAAAGTAACAATACAGAAGATATAACATTTAGCCGACGAGATAATAATATAACATTCCGTTACGTATACATCGCTGAAGAAGACGGCAGAGTATATACTGAAGATGGTTACATACCTTATAAGAAAGGTCAAATTGTTGCTTATCTTGTTGCATATGGTGATTTTTATTGCGAACGACCAGTAGTATTTAGTACTGTAGATGATTTAGCAGTTATAATTGAAACAGAACGGAAAAAGTATAAAGAAAATAAAAACAATAATGATAGTTCCGAACAGACTTGTGATTGTGAAAAGGCCTAATGTAATTCAGCACAATGAAACTATTTGATATAATAGGCGGTAATGTTACTATACACGAGGAGGCTCTTGCTATTCCTGCATTTAAGAAGATATGGGAAAAGGATAAAGCAGATAAACAGCACGCTATTGCAGTAATAAGTTATATAGTATTTAAGAATAAATGGGATAGCCCATACGTACTTAGTATGCCTGCTGATACATTAGAATCAGCTCTAAAGACAGAGTTCCTAGCTCCAGATTATCAACTTACTGCAGATGAAATAATAGCAGAAGAGTCATATAAACACCTCCAGTATACTCGTACTTTAGCTATGTTAGATAGCATTAGATTGAAACTAGATACATTTACTAAGTATTACAAAGATAGTCTGGATGAAGAATTAGACGAAAAGAAGATAGAGAAATACTTAGCTGGATTTGGTAAAGTAAAAGATACTTATGTTACTATAGATTTCTTAGAGAAAGCGGTTAAAGCTGGAGAAATCAATACTACTAAAGTTAAAGGTGACGCTCAAATTAACCCATTTGAATTACCACAGAATGTTAGAAAATAACATTGAATGAATACAAAAAAATAACAACAACGTTTAACAAGACAAACAAAGAGATTATGAAGAAGAATATTGAAATGCCGGATGTAATTGTCGATTTAACAGACGAAACTAAGACAGTGGAAGAAGCTATTGCAGAATGTGAAGCTGCACGTAAGGTAGCGCAACCCTGGTTGAAGCGAGTTACCAAACGTATCAAAAGTTGGTTTAAGAAATAATTCAGTGACGTCTGAGGATGCGTCTTTAAAGAAATCCTCCTCATTGGGGCGTGGTATAATTGGTAGTACCGGAGATTCTAAACCTCTGTGATGTGCGGGTTCGAGCCCTGCCGCCCCAACCATTTTTCATATAAAACTTGCAGATATGACATATAGAGATATAGATCCCAAACTAGCTGGAATATATATTATCAAGAATAACATAAATGGTAAATGCTATATAGGTCAAAGTATTAAACTTAGATCAAGATTAAAAGACCATATGCGAAATGCTAAAAACGGTAAGTTAGATTTACCTATTTATAGAGCAATTCGTAAATATGGCTTTCATAACTTTACTGTAGATATACTTGAGTCGTTTATTCCTGATCCTAACTTATCTAATGAAGAATTAGTTAAGCAATTAGATCAACTAGAGATAAGATACATAGAGCAGTACAAAGCATACGAAGAAGGATATAATTGTACTAAAGGCGGTGATTTTGGAGTACTAGGGCTTAAGATGACTACTGAACAAAAGAAGAAAGTATCCGAAAACTCTAAAAAACAAGCTGTTAAATTATACAAGCCTATCTATTTATATTCTATAAAAGAAAAGAGTACAATATATGCCGTAAGTATTACAGCTGCTACTAATATAACTAATATACCTAGATCTAATCTAATAAGAACAGCTAGAGGTTTGTATCGACAGACACATGGTTACTTAGTTGCGTTTTCCTTAGAAGAACTAGAAAAGTATAAACAGCAGCTTAATATAGAATCTTTTTATATAGATAAAGGTCGCTTCAAACCAAAATATAAGGTATTAATAGAAATTGATAACATTACTTTATTATTAACTGTTAAGGAAGCTGCTAAAAAATTATGCATTAGCACTTCTATGGTATATTCGATATTGAATGGTCACAGAACTTTAAAAAACGGCAAACTAACTAAGATACTTGAGCAGTCTGACTGCAAGCAGACTGCAAACTAAGTGGGCCTTTAGTAGAGGCATCGTAACCGCCTAAGTCACTTGCTATCTGATCAATAGTAAATACAGCTAATGAAGGACTGGATCGTAAGCCAGCGTGTTGACAGGAGTCACGCATAATCCTGTGTACTGCGGATTGGTGCAAAGGCAGCATTTGAGTTTCATAAGCTCGAGATCCCGTTCGAATCGAGGGTCCGCAACAAGTTTTGTATAAAAATAAATATAAGTTTAAAGTAGGCAAAAGGGGTTCGTTGTGAAACGCGCCCCTTTTTTAAATCGTAATATGATTGACTTTAATAAGAAAATATCCAATAGTAATAAATTCTATTCGTATATAATTCCTGTGTCACTTCAAGATGCATGTTGTCAAAATTGGCGTTTTGCTGGAATATATAAGATAACTAATAAAATTAATGGCAAGTGCTATGTAGGACAAGCTGTAGATATTAGAAAAAGAGCCCAACAGCATATTACGGCATGTAAAAGAAATGTCAAGTCAAAATTATATGACGCAGTACGAAAATATGGAATAGAACAATTTGAAATTACAGTATTATTAATTATCAATCTGTTTGGAAAAACACAGGATGAAATAAAGAAAGAACTGAACGCTCAAGAAATATTCTACATTAATTTATACGAATCATACGAAAAAGGATATAATTCTACCCCAGGAGGAGATAGTGGAAGATTAGGTTTCCAGCACTCTGAACAGACTATTCAGAAAATTAAAGAAGCACATAAAAACTATAAACCAAAAAGAGCATATGACGTGAGTAAAAAGACATTTGGTTATGACTTATTAAATAGAGTTTTTGTTGAAGGGGAAAGTATATCTGATATATCGCATAAAACGCAGATAGATTATCGTAGTATAGGGCATATATGCAATAATTCTAACTATAAAAAAGGTGGCAGATTCATAGCCGCAGGCAGATATCTGTTTTCCTTTGAAAAAGAAGACCTATATGATAGAATAAGTTGGTATTATTCAGAAGAGTATAGTTATAGGAAGAAACATAGAAAACATGGTTGATTTTACTAAAAAAATTAAATTTTCTAATAAATTCAGAAAGCCAGCGCTATAGTTTATAGCAACTGGCTCATATTGTCCTTACCCTAAAGGTACGGCCGAATATATGCGTTTCTGGTAGGCAGAAGCGGATAAATGTATTGATGGTTATACTGCTGATGATGGAGACTATATCAGTGGGTATAACTATTTTTATTTAAACTACTGCCCTATCAATAGATCTGTGAATAAGTAGGTTAATGGTAAATGGGTAACTACTCGTGAAGTTACATTTCCTGATTTCTGGGATTATGACTATTACTATTTTCAATGTGTAGATGAAGCTAAAATAGAAGGTAAACATCTATGTGTATTAAAGTCTAGACGTAAAGGTTATTCATATAAAGCAGGCTCTATGCTATGTCGTAACTACTATTTAATACCTAACTCTAAGTCATATGTATATGCCTCAAATAAGCAATATTTGACTGATGATGGTGTACTTACTAAAGCCTGGGACTACATGGACTTTATTGATGAGCATACTGCGTGGGGTAAGAAACGTAGTGTTAATACTCAGATGCGTAGACGTGCTGGTATGCTTATCAAGGATGAATATGGCAATCAAATAGAAGTAGGTTATAAGTCTGAAATCATTGGCGTTACTTTGAAAGACAATCCTGATGTAGTACGTGGTAAATTAGCTAATCTTATCATGTTTGAGGAAGCTGGTTCTTTCAAGGAGTTAAGCGCAGCATGGCAGATTGCTAGACCTTCTGTAGAAGTAGATGGTAAAGCATTTGGTACTATGATTGCATATGGTACAGGTGGTGATACAGACTCTAACTTTGCTACACTTAAAGAGATGTTTTATCATCCTGATGGTTATAATTGTCTAAGCCTAGATAATATATGGGATGAAAACGTATAGAATACTAAGTGTGGATTCTTTATACCTCAGTATACAAATATGGACTTACGTGATGAAAACGGTAAGCGTTTGTATATGGATGAGGATGGTAATACTCTTACTATCAAAGCACGTACTTATATACTTGAGGAACGTAAGATAATAATATAGAATTCAACTAGTTCTGTAGCAGTAGATAGGTATGTAGCTGAACGTCCTATTACTCCAGCAGAAGCATGTCTTGAATTCAATGGTAATATATTCCCTAAGAAAGAGTTACAGGAGTAGTTAGCCAAAATACGTACTAATAAAAAACTTACTAACCACAAATAGGTAGGAGATCTAGTATGGGAATCTGATGGATCTCTTAAATGGATAGTAAAGAAACAAGGGGATATTAACCACTATCCTCTTAATAAAGATGACGATCCTACTGGTTCTATAGTAATATGGGAACACCCTGTGTAGGATGCTCCTATTGGGTTATATATACTAGGAGTAGACCCTTATGATCATGATCAATCTGGTACTAATTCATTAGGTTCTACATTTGTTTATAAGCGTTTCTAGGGCTTTGAAAATTACTATGATATAATCGTAGCAGAGTATACTGGAAGACCTGCTACAGCTGAAGAATACTATGAAAACTTACGTAAATTAGCAGTTTATTACAACGGTAGGATTATGTATGAAAATGAGCGTAAAGGCTTGTTTCCATATTTTACTGCTAAACATTGTGATTATCTTTTGGCTGATTAGCCAGACATTATATCTGATATTGTTAGCAATTCAAAAGTGCAGCGAAAGAAAGGATGTCACATGAACAAGTAGATCAAACAATGGGGAGAAGGATTGATTAAAGACTGGCTTAACGATGAGAAATCTCCTGGTCATAAGAATCTACACGATATATTATCAGAACCGCTATTAGAAGAACTTATAGGTTATAATGATATAGGTAACTTTGACCGAGTGATGGCGTTGATGCAAGTAATGATTTATAGGGAACAACTATACAATGTAGTTGTTAAAGAGAAGAAAAAAAGTAATAGGGAAAGACTACTATTCGACGGTCCCTTATTTACTTATAGTAATTATAGTTATGACGATAACTGTGATCAAGTCGAAGAAGATGTATATACATTTAATTAACATAATATGATAAGTAAAAATATTGGTTCGTTTCCAGTTTAGAAATTACCTATGTCTAAGAAGACAAAGGAATGGAAAGAGAACTGCGTTGACTATATTATCGGGAAATCTGGATTTAGCAATGGTGGTGGAAACAATGGACGTACTAGATATGAAGAGATGCAAACATACTATGATTTATACAATAGTATCTATAATGAAAAAGATCTCTTATATGTCACTAATCCATTTAAATAGAAAGACGGATTCCCTGCTACTGCTTAGGATTACAACATAATTAAACCAAAGATAGATTTACTATTAGGGGAAGAGACTAAAAGACCATTTAACTTTAAAGTAGTACGTACTAGTGATAATGCTACTAGTGAAATGTAGGAGAAAGCTAAGCAGATGCTTACTGACTATATCATGGGTATGATTACTGCTAATATGGGTTAGGAGGAAGCAATACGATTCCAACAAGCTATATAGTCTGGAGAAATACTCCCTCCTGAGTAGATACAGAAATACTTAAATAAAGACTATAAAGACATAGCAGAAACTACAGCCTATCATAGTCTTAATTACTTAAAGAATAAGCTAAATATAACTCACGAGTTTTATAAGGGCTGGAAAGACGCATTAATAGCTGGAGAAGAGATATACTATGTCGGTATTGTTAATGGAGACCCATATTTAGAGAGAGTAAATCCATTATACTTTAGTTATGACTAGAGTGCTGACTTAGAATTCATACATGATTCAGATTGGTGTTGTCGTAAGATGATTATGTCAGCTACTGAGATATATGACAGATTCTATGACAAAATGTCAGAAAGTCAATTGAATGAATTACTAGAGATGATTGAAGATACTAGTAGAGGAGGTATTAATCCTGAGATGAGAAAGTCTTCATTAGATTATCCTCATATTAAAACTCATAGTATTAATAGTCTTAGTTCTAATCCATTTGAAGGTAGCGATAATATTAATGTATGGCACTGCTGCTGGAAGTCATTTAAGAAAATAGGATTCATCACTTATTAGGACCCTGAAACTGGCGAGATTGATGAAGTACAAGTAGATGAATCCTATAAAGTTACAGGTTTCGAGCTAAACGTAGAATGGTCTTGGATCATCGAAGTATGGGAAGGTTATAGAGTTGGTGAAGATTTATATATAGGAATACAACCTCTTGAGTACCAACATATATCTGCTGATAATCTTAACTCATAGAAATTACCATATACTGGAGTAGTATATAATAATACTAATAGTTCTCCTAGATCATTAGTAAGTATGATGAAACCATTACAATATATGTACATTGTGTTATGGTATAGACTCGAATTAGCTATGGCTAGAGACAAAGGTAAAGTACCTGTTATTGACGTTACTTAGATACCTAAGTCTATGGGTATTGATGTCAATAAGTGGATGCATTACTTAGGTGCTTTAGGTGTAGCATTTATCAATCCTTACGAAGAAGGCTGGGATATACCTGGTAGAGAAGGTGGTAAACCATCTCAATTCAATCAGTTTACTTCTCTTGATTTGACTATGGCTAGTACTATAGACTAGTATATCAATCTTATGAATAAGATCGAAGACATGGTGTCAGAGATATCAGGAGTAAGTAAGCAACGTGAAGGTTCTATTGCGTCTAATGAGCTAGTAGGTAATGTTGAACGTTCTGTAGTACAATCTGCTCATATTACTGAGCCTTGGTTTTGGGTTCATAATTAGGTAAAACGTGAGGCACTTACTATGCTATTAGATACATCAAAAGTAGCATGGAAGGGTAATAAGCGTTGTTTACATTATATACTGGATGATGCCACTAGAGCCTTTATATCATTGTCAGATGATTTCTTCTATGAAGATATGGATATATTTGTTGATGATACTACTAAGAATCAACAGCAAGTTGAAGCTCTTAAGCAACTTATGCAACCTGCTATGTAGAATGGAGCTAGTCTACTTGATATTGCTGAGATCATTACTATGGATAATATAAGTATGATCAAAGGCCGCCTTGAAGAGATTGAACAAAAACGTATGGAACAGCAGTAGTAGATGGAACAAGCTCAGGCTGAACGTGAACAACAGATGGCTCAAATGCAGAATGAGATTAAAGAAGAAGAGCTGATGCTTAAAGAAGCTGAAATGGATCTTAAGAAATATGAAATCGATGCTAACAACGCTACTAAGATTACTGTTGCTCAATTGAATGCTTATAGAGGTGTTGAAGATATGGATCAAGATAATAATGACATACCTGACCCTATAGAAATAGGTAAACAAGCTATTGAACAATAGAAAGTAAATTCTGACATTGCTTCTAAACAATTTGAGTTCAATAATAAGAAGCGTGAAATGGAAATGAAACGTGAAATTGAGAATAAGAAGATTGAACTTGAAAAGCAGAAAATGAAGCAAGAAATGGAATTACAGAAGTGGAAAGATAAAGAAGCTTACAAGAGAGAGCAATTGAAGGCAAAGACAGCTAGAGCAAACAAAGTAGTAGGAGAGAGGTAATATGAAGATAATTAAGAATAAATTCATACCGTTTAAAGGTTATAAATTAATGAATTTCTTTGGTATTATATTTCAGAGAAATGATGCTATTGTAACAGCGGATGAATACAATCATGAAAAGATACATCTAAAACAGATGTAGGAAATGCTTTGGATTCCTTTTTACTTATGGTATGGTATAGAATATCTATGTATAATGCTGTCCTGTAAATGGAATAAACAAAGCGATAAATATCATGACGTTGGCTTTGAAGAGGAAGCTCACAATAATGATAAAAACTTAAACTATTGTAAAGAGCGCAAGCACTATTCATGGTTCAAATATGTAAAAATAGGCAGTTATAAAAATAAAAAATAAGGAGGACTAAATTATGGCATGCGGAGGAAAGAAATCTGGAAGCAAAAAAGGTAAAGGCGGAAAGAAAAGTAAATAATTTTTTGTATGAGTTTTATAGAATATTTAGTTAATAGAGGGTGTAAACCTTATAGAAAGGTTTATGATCGTAATAAGAAAGAATTTGTTTATATAGAAGACAATAATCTATATTACTTTTCGTCTTCTGTTAGTGGATATACAGATATCAGACTAATTAATGGTGACAGAGAAGTAATATATGGTCTTCATTAGAGCAACCATTCTCCTACCCTGATATATCCACGTCCTAATAATATAACTAAGGATGAAGAAATAGATAGACTATTTATAGAGAATAGTTATGACTAGATATGTAATATGTTAAAACTATGAATAAACAAGCATTTAAATAGAGAATGCAAGCCCTAAAGTCTTACCGGGAGAGTAATCCCGGTAAAGGCTATTGGGACTGGAAAGTGTAGTCTTTCGAGGATGGTGGTGAAGTAAGTAGAGAACAGCAAGCCATATAGAATGCATTAAACGCTAAGGGTACACCTAACCAGTTTATGGATACTTGGAATTAGGCAAGACTGGCTACTGGTAATTTTAATGATTAGTTAGGTGATGGTAAGCTAGAACTACAAAAGGCTAATAGAGATGCTACAGCTATCTATAAAAGCCCTGGAAAATACGGATTTAATTCCTATTTAAGAGGTACTCCTATAGTTAGGTCTGCTACTATGACAGAATAGGAAGCTATTCAAAAACACGTATAGTTTGCTGAACGATTCGGTTATGGTACTAGAACTAGTAAGTATAGAGATTTCGAGGAAGTTAAAGACCTGTTTAAAGATCCAGATAAAGCATTAGATAGGTGTAAGTATCTAAGAATGCCTACTGAAAAGAAAAGTATAATGAATTAGTTTGATGAGTATTTGATGTAGAATTATAATCCTTCTACTTATCCTACTAATACTAAATAGTTTAGAGAGGCTATAGAAAATGCTCCTGATATATACAGGAATATGAAAATGTTATTAAAGATACATACAAAGCCTAGTATCTTATTTAAAGATTTTCAAACTAGACCTATTGTACGTAATATTAATAAGAAATCAAATCAAGAAATTGTTTAAACATGGATGAGAAGTTAGCTATATACATGTCTGCAGTAAAGAAATAGCAAAAATATTTAAATAAATTTAGAGATAATTCTTTATTGTATAGTACAAATATAATGGGCGTAGACTATAATTTCATAGATGTAGAGGATGCCATGTATAACTGCGATTTTAATATAAAAGTAAATAAGGACCCACTATATTCTCCTAAACTAACAGACAAAGAACTAAATGCATTATTATCATATCGTAGAGGGGAATACTTTACTGATGAAGAGATGTATAAATATATGAACGAATTAATAATTCGTCTTCATAAAGAGGAGATATACGATAATGAATCTGATGCCACAGTATCCGATACCTAACTATAAGTATGGAGGGATACATATAAAGAAAAAGAATAGAGGTAAGTTTAATGCCTTAAAGAAAAGAACTGGTAAGACAACTGAAGAGCTTACACACAGTAAGAACCCATTAACTCGTAAGAGGGCTATCTTTGCTTAGAATGCTAAGCGTTGGAAGCATAAGGGTAGAAAGAAGAAATAAATCTAATTATATATAATTATGGAAAATAAGAACACATTAAATGGATTTGAGGCAATTCTAGATGGTCTCGTTCCTAATGTAGGTACTAATAAGAATAATGATATTGACAACGATCTTAATGATATAGTTTCAGAAGAGTTGACAGATGAGGAATTGGAGGCTTTGAGAAATCCTAAGAAAGGTAAAAAGGTTGAAAAGGAAGAAATTGAAGAAGACGATGAAACAGAAGATGTGGATGATGCAGAAGAGGAGGAAGAGCCTATTGAAACTAAACCTAAGAAAAATAAGAAAAAGCCTGAATCTAAAGTTGATGAAGACGATAACACAGAAGAAGTCGAAGATAATGACACTTCAGATGATAACAAGTCAGAAGAAGTAATAGTTAACTTCTTTGATTCATTGTCAGAGCAACTTGGTTGGGGCGATGTTGATGATGAAGAGAAACCTAAGACTGCTGAAGAGCTTATTGAATACTTTAGAGATGTAATTGAAGAGAACTCAGTTCCAAACTACGCTAGTGAGGAAGTAGAGAAACTTGATGAATTTGTACGCAATGGAGGCAATCTTAAAGACTATTTTAGTATTGATGCTGATCTTGATCTTGACAATATCGAGGTGGAAGATAACGAAATAAATCAAAAGCTCATAGTTAAGGAGTTTTTGAAAGAAAAAGGGTTCTCTACTAAACAAATTGAAAAGAAGATTACCAAGTATGAAGATGCTGGTATTCTTGAAGATGAGGCTACAGATGCTTTAGAGGCTCTTAGAGACATTAAAGCTGAGAGGAAGGAAAAGCTATTAGAGCAGCAACAAAAGTAGGCTAGAGAGGCTGAAAAGCAGCAACAGGAGTTCTTTTAGAACGTTGTCTCTGAAATAAAAGGCATGAATAGCATTTATGGTATTGATATTCCTGAAAAAGACAAGCGCGCCTTGCTAGAATATATATTTAAACCAGATGCTAATGGCGTTACTAAGTATTAGAAAGACTACGCTAAAAGCCTTAAGAATCTTATTACTTCTGCTTACTTTACAATGAAAGGCGATAGTTTGATTACTATTGCTAAACAGAAGGGTAGAAAAGACGCATTAGATAACTTTAAAAATAGCCTGAGAGGTAATGGAGTATCTAAGAAGTCTAAGAAACAGATAATAAATAATGATAGTACCTCAACTATTTGGGATACTTTTGCACGACAACTACGTGCCGCATAATAAAAAAATTTAACAATAAATTAATTTACTAGTATTTTTATGGATAACAGTATTCTTAACAATCTGCAACTATACAAAGGTAAGTGGTTTTCAGACCTGATTGATACTGCGAAGATTTCAGTAGCTTCACAGTAGAATCCTTATCAGGTATCTACCATCCTGTCTTATGTATTTGGTACTAAAGATAGTGGCTATAGCACTTCTTTGGATATGTTGACAGGTGGTCTTGGCAACGTTATGACGATTGATCAGCCTTCTTTTGAATGGTCTGTAATGATCGACGCTGACCGTGCCGTAACAATTAGAGACGCTAAATGGAATGGCGCAGCTATTACTTCTACTTCTACTGCAGGTTTGGGTAACACACCTATTATGTTGTGGTTGGAAGATAACTGGTTTGGTCCTGGTGCTATTCTAGAGTTTGATAATAAAGAATTCCAAGTACGTGTAGCCGGCGCTCCGTATCAAGATGGTAATCTGTGGGTTTATACTTGCTTTATAGCTGACGGTCAGCCTTCTTCTTATATTCCTGCTGAATATCTGGAAGCAGGTAAGCAGGTATCTCGTCTTGCTTCTGCATACGAAGAGTACAGTGAAGAAGGTGATATCTTGAACTACAACACTCACTTCAAGATGCGTAACTACTTAACTACTATTCGTATCAACTATGATATCACTGGTTCTGCTTATTCTACAGTAATGGCTATTGCACTGAAAGATCCTGCAACTGGTAAGACTTCTTACTTGTGGGCTGATTATCAGGAATGGAAAGCTTTACGTGAATGGTATAAGAGATGTGAACGTATGTTGGTTTACATGAAAACCAATGTTAACAAAGACGGTTCTTGTAATCTGACGGGTACTAATGGTCGTCCTGTATTTATCGGTGCTGGTTTGCTCGAACAGATTGCTCCGTCTAACAGACGCTATTATACTAAGTTGACTGGTGAAATGTTGGAAGACTTCTTGTTTGACCTGTCTTACAACTGTCTGGGTACTAACGAACGTAAGTTTGTTGCTTTGACTGGTGAAATGGGTATGCGTGAATTCGACCGTATCTTGAAAGAAAAGGTAGCTACTATGAACCTGACTGATACAGTATTTGTAACTGGTTCTGGTGATAACCTTACTTTCGGTGGTCAGTTCAAGACTTACAAGATGACTAATGGTATCGAGTTGACATTGAAATATTTCCCGTTGTATGACGATACAGTTTATAATCGTGAATTGCATCCGATTACGTTGAAACCGAAAGAATCTTATCGTATGACCTTCTTGGATCTTGGTCGTCGTGATGGTGAAGCCAATATCGTTAAGGTAGTTCGTAAGGATCGCGAGTTCGTTACTTGGTATACTGGTGGTGCTGTTGCTCCGTCTGGTTATGCTAAGAGCAAAGATACTCTGAGATCTAACGGTAAGGATGGTTACACTGTATTCTTCCTTGGAGAAATGGGAATAATGTTGAGGGATCCACGTGCGTGTGGGGAATTGATATTAGAATAACAGCTAAATGTTAAAACTTGTTAAATAATTACTGTTATCAGCAACATTGTGGTTAGATTGACGTTATATAAATATAACCAATTTTTTAAATAACCATGATGAGATCATACGATGTATATAAGATAACTAATAAGATTAATAACAAGATTTACATTGGTATAACAAGTAAAGGATTGAGTGCTCGGTGGAAAGAACATCTTTATAATGCCGAGCACGGATGTCCTTACAAATTACATAATGCCATACGTAAATATGGCAAGGAAAACTTTTCAATAGAACTTATCGACTTTTGTAATAGTTGGGAAGAACTAGAAGAGAAAGAAAAATATTATATTTCTGAATATAACACTCTACAAGATGAGTTCGGTTATAATATGACCGAAGGAGGAGATGGAACTATTGGTAGATATGTTACTGAGGAAACTAAAGACAAGATTCGCCAGAAAGCTATTGGTAGAGTAGTTTCAGAGGAAACTCGAGAAAAGCTATCAGAAGCAGGGAAAGTAAGAACTGAGAGAAGACAAACTTACTGGAATTCTGGTAAAATAGGCGATAACAGACGTAAACCCATACTTCAGTATACTAAAGAAGGAGAGTTTATAAGAGAATTTGATGGAATAAACATAGCGGCTAAAGAATTAGGAATGAGTGCTACTACTATTATTACAGCACTTAAACATCAGAACATAGTAGGTTCAAAGAGAAATCCTTATATTTGGGTTTACAAATCTGAATATCCTGATGTGCCTAAAACAGTTCCTGCTAGTTTATACGCCAAAGATCCAGACTGGAAACCTACGATATCTGAAGCATGCAGAAAGGCTGACGCTGAATCTAGAAATAGTAGAAAGCTCACAGAAAAGCAACTAAAAGCTGCTATAGAAAACGGGATGGCTGCTGCAAAAGCGATTTGTCAATATGATAAAGAAAATAATTTAGTAGCAGAATTTCCTTCTATAATAGAAGCATCGAGAATTACAGGAATAGATAGAAGAGGTATTCAAAGACAGCTTCAAAATCCAGTAGATCCTAGTAACTCTAGAGCTTGGAGTAATACAAAGTATATCTGGAAATATAAAGAATAACAGGATAAATCTAATACAAAGTATTATGGAAGTAATCGTTAGAATAGTTAAAGTAAATCCTTGGACTGGACTTACAAAATGGCCTACAACATTTGACTATGTAGGACCCTACTGGACTAGATCTGGTAATATCTATACTGGCTTGAGCGAATAGGATGCTCGTAGATTGGAAAAAGCCTTAAACAAAGAAGAAGGAGAATTGTCACCAAGTAGTGACTTTTGGACTACCTTCGCAGTACAACTCGGTAAAAGAGATTTGATTCT